CATCACGTTTTATTTGTGAAATTCTTACATGAGCAGTGCTCACACTAATTCCAACTTGAGTGGCTATATCGTTTGCAGAATGCTTATCACAGTCTAAACCGTAACTTAGCCTCAATACATTATATTGTCTTTCGTCTAAATGCGTTCGCATTAAACCTAGCAAATAAGTATTTAATAAAGCTATGTTATATGGTTCGGATTTGTCTATTACTTGATAAGCTAAATTTTCATCATCGTTAGGGCTAGCATCGATTGAAGAGAATACTGAATTAAAGAACATTGCAACAAGCTTTTCATCTTTAGGATTCTTACGTATTTCATTTAATTTATGTTCAGGTATTCTTATCTCGCCTCTGTTCATATCAACGGCTCGTCTGATTGCTCCTTTAATTCGTTTAGATAAAAACGATTTAAGTGTTTTTTCTTGGTCGTCAGATTTCAATAGTAATTCTCTATCTAGTTTATTTACTGCAGCAATTAATGCATAATTACCATCTTGTATTAAATCTAGTATAGACAGTATGCCTGATGCTTGATTAGTTGTTGATTGTTTTCTCGCTATGTTTTCAACTAGCGGCAAGAAGTTTATTATTAGTTCTTCATTAGTTAATTTAGTATAATCACCGTCAATTGGTTTATTAACTTCTTCAATTGCATCTTCAACTTCTTCTTTATATTTTAAATATATTGGTATGTTATATTTTTTCATAGTTCATTATTAAGTAGTTCTTTTTCTGTTTTCAATTGATTGCCCATATTTCTGTGTATTGTTCTTGTGGTACAACTTAATAACTTGGCTAGTTTACTTATTGTTATCTTTTGCTTTTCGTGATTGAGGTCAAGCATACATTGGTATATATCATCTTCTGAAACTTTTTTACCTTTACCAATTAGTTTACCTACTATGCTTAGCTTCTGTGATAATGTTAAACCTGTACCGTGTTTGAATATTACTTTACGTATTCGATTACGAGGAGGTGTATCACCAATGCCAAGTACTTCATCAATCATATTGTCAAGTATTTTTTGTTTCATAAAGAATGTAACAAAACCGTTTTCTTTGTCTGCAATAAAATTAAATATAGATCGCATATCATCATCAAGTGAAACATCATCTCCTTCGATGCCATCTGCATTTAAATAGTATAAAACTAAAAAATGCCACTTTAATGATTTATATGTGGTTATCTTTGCTTTACTGCGAAATAGATTGTAGCATTGGAACGTACCTTCCGCGTAGTAATCATATAGATTAGTTGATTCGGTTGGTAGGTCTGAGATAGGGTTACGGTAATATATAACTTGCCTATCGTTCAGCCACTTTAAGTTTCTATCTTGTGACATTAGCTTACTACTAATTATTATTTATTAGCTTTCGTCGCTCTTCTCGGCTTTTGAAATTTCTTTACTTTGCTTGCAATGTTAAAAACATTTGCATTTACTAAATGCTTTGCATTTTTTGTTGTTTTACTCATTTAATTCAATTTTAATGTTATTCCATTTTCCCATAGTGCCAACGTTAACAAGAAAGTCAATACGTTTAGTAAAACGTTTATTCATTCTGTCTTGTACGGTCCAGTCACCATCAAATTCTCTACTTATTCCTTCTATGCAGACACTCGCTCCAAACGTGTAACCCAACTTTTCAAGGTCTCGAGAAACCGCAATCCATCTGTGCCCAGCAGGGTTATCAGGATTAATATGTTTCATTGAGGCAGTGACGAATGGAGTGCTGTCTGTCTGTTCAATTACCGCATGGTAAACCGTAGCGGTCACTAACTCCCCGAGGAATAGTGTTAAAATTATAAGCTGTTTCATTCTTATTTATTATTTTTGCTTTTTCTATTATGTAATACGTCCAATACCCGTGTATAGCATTTGACCGTTTGAACTCGTCAGGCATACACTGTGGTGGTTGCTCAAACTTGTTACCAAGTGGCATACCTACAGGACAGTTTTTCAATACATCAAAACATTTTTCAATACTTAAATGTCGTTTGTTATATCGTTTAGTGTACTCATTACCGAGTGCTAGCATGTGTTCAAATAACCAATAGTACTGTGCACTTGTTTCACGGCACCATATACTTGAAGGGTGGTTGTAATGTGCTTTTTTATATGGTATATAAGAAGCATCATAATCTCGCTCTTCAGCATAATGATGATGGGCCGTACAGAGCATTTGGGCGCTCTCTAAGATCATTTTAACTTTGTGTTTGTCATAAACATAACTCGCTGCTAAATGAGGGTCGTCGTGTAAATAAAATATATTCATGCTTTATTAACTCTATTATAGTGTGTATCTAATAATATGTTAGCAACTTCTATGCTTATCATATTTTCGTTGTATAATTGCCATATAACTTTACTCATAATTGTATATTTCTTCAAGTTCACATATTAACATTTCATCTATTTCTTCTATAGAAAACCTATAAAAGTTTGGGTGTGTGTATGCTTTAGTCCAAGGATTATTCATAATTTCTAATGGTTTTAAATAGTGGGTGTCTGTAACTACCGGCTTTAGTGCGTTCGAAATAAGTGAATGTAGCTCTCTGGCCTATGTAGTCGCTGATGTTATTCAGTATGTTAGCTAAGTCTTTGTAATTGTAACCTTTGCCGGGAGGACAACCGAATCTGTTACCGTCGTCGTCCATCATTAAGAATTTACCGAGTGTGCCTTCACGTTTACCTTTACCGATTTCGTAACCAACAATAGTAGCTTCGGTGTCGCTAAAGTCTTTAAACTTTTGTAAGTTATAAGATCGTTTTTGTTCGTAAGGTTTGTCTAGACGCAATATAGAGCCTTCGTAGCCGTTATTTAGATTATACTGATGTCTTAACTGTGCGGCATCTTTAGAGTTAACTAGATTAGTTTCTACATATTTAACACAAGCAGAATACAATGTACCTTGATTAACATCAATAAGTTGATGCATTCTATAACTATACGGTTGATTCATCACTGTTTCTATGTAGTCATAGCAATGGAACTGTATAAGATGTTGAGCATTAAGTCTGTCTTCAGGTGTTGGTTTTTGTTTTCTAACTAGAGATACAATTTTTTCAAAGTCATCTCTTAGTTTATGGTTGTATAATTCACCGTCGAGTACAACATCTACATTAGCACAATCAAAGAAAAACTTTCTTAATGATAATTTAATGTGTTCAAGGTTGTGAAATTCTTTACCTGTACGTGAAAAACATCTAATGTTTTCTTTGTCGTCGACATATATAACACAACGTATGCCGTCAAGCTTAGGTTGAATGTATACTTTCTCGGACCAGTCGACAGGTTTTTTGTCTACTTTGTATGCGAGCATTGGTTTTATCATAATTCTTTTTTTATTTTTTCTATTCTTTTTTTAATTAGGGCAGCTTGTTCGTACTCTTCGTTAGCCTCGTACTCTTTCATTACACCAGTTAAACTTTCTATTTCTTCAAGTAATAAATCATTTGTACTATAATATTTAGAGTCCTGTTGTCGCACGACGTCAAGTCCGTAAGTTGCCGTTTCAGGATTTATAAACTCATTGTATAAATCGGTACGTATTCGGCGGTATAGCATTTTGTATTCGTCGTCTGTCATATATTATTATTATCCGTGTTTGATCGTGTTTAGTCTGTATTGTTTAATTCTTTTTCAGATTCAATTCTGTCTTGTACTATTATATATTGTTCATGAAGTAAATCGTCAATGTATAATTCATCATAAATTTCTTCATCAATAAATATATCAAGACCATCTTTAACACAACCTATAATCTCATCGACCATACCTGTAGCATAGTAATAAACATTTTCAGGGTTGAAACCATAATCGTCGTTTGCGTGAGCCCAATATACCGTATAAGAGTCTGCAGTATATACAGATTCAAAAATATAGTCACAAGTGTTAGTTCCCATATAATCGGTTGTTATTTTAGAGTTGTAATAATCTAATATCCAAGTCTTTGCTTCTTCAGGTGTGACATCGTGCATGTCTTCTTTATATATTTTTTCCATATTAATCTAGTAATACCATATAGGCTTTAGGGTTATTTGTTCTAAACCATGACAAACCGTCTTGCCAGTTTTTTACTGTTATATCAGTTAAAGTGTCAGGGGTTATCATTGCACACCCCATAACAAAGTCGTACATACTTAATTCTAAGTTATTAAGTTCGTAGCTTTCGCCAGAGAATGGATTTGTTACACTATCGCCTTGATCGTATACGGTTCCATTAAACCATTTAGGTAATTTATTTTGTTTCATATTAACATTGTTTACATACTGTGAATTTCTCTTCTTTCCATTGCGTATAGCCCATTCCGGGTTCAGCGTATTTTTCTATTATTGTGTTAGGACTGCCAACAAATATATTTTGATTAGAGTAGTTATCCCAACAACTTATCCATACATCAGGCTTACCAACCCATATAATCCATGTATAATGGTGGTCAATTGATGTGACACTAGGATATAAGTACTGACTGTTGTAGTGGAAGTCGTGTACTAAGTGGCTTGCAATTCTTGATCCATCGCCAAAGTTGTTGAAACCTTGATCTTTTTGCATGTAGTTTACCCAGTTAGCTAGCTCGACACCACGCCACGAAGGATAACCGTCATGGTGCATATACATATTTACATAGCTATCGTCTTTAACTTTTTCGGGATCAACTGCGAAGCCTGCTTCAAATTGTTTTGCTTCTGATCGATTTACGACCATTGTTACGTTTCTAGTACTCATATTATTTAATTAGGGATGATAAGTATAACCATACTTGTTTTTGTTTGTATAAACCGCTTAAAATACTTTCGTGCATTTCAACAGTGATACCAACTTTAGATAATGTTTTGTTATCTATGTTTTCCTGACAGTCTTTAATCTCATTTTCAAGGTGGCATAAGTTTGCAAAAACTTTACAGACCGCTCGCTCTTTCGTTTCTTTAAGGTGATCAACATTCATTAGTCTTTAATTATTATATTGTCGCCGTATAGCACAGAATCAATTGATCTGTCGTAAAAGTCTGCCCACGTTTGCAGTTGTCTAACGTCGTCAACAGTTAATTGATACCACGCCGTGTGGCTCATTAGTCTGTATTTTAGTTGTTTAGCGGTGGCATATTCCCTCGCGTTTGCATTTAGATTTTTCTTTAATTCAGGAAATAATCTTTGGTAAAGTGATTTGCTCATAATTTAATTTTATTTAGTTTACATTTATATTATCCGTTTGTATTCGTATTTAGTTTGTATTAAACCATTTCTTCAATCACGCCGATTAACTCGCTGATTATCAATACTATAGTTGCCGCTATTATATCGAAAGGTATTAGCACATACCCGCCAATTCTTACTGTACTCTTCAGAATCGACACATAAAAATGTTTCGTTGCATTTGGATATTTCATTAGTTGCGGGAGAAGGAATCGAACCTCCGACCTTTGGGTTATGAGCCCAACGAGCTACCTCTGCTCTATCCCGCATTTAGTGGAAGTGGGCGGAGTCGAACCGCCGTTTGAGATGTCGTGTACCGCAATCAAGCGAACAGTCTCACTTACCATATCACTCCCTGTTGTAGCAGGCAATTCACTTATGTACGCAATACACTTCCGTATGATCACATATGCCCGTCGACAGTCGTCGCCACATGCGCCTAATTAAGCTACTCGTCCTGCTACTTTCTTCGCCAAGCCCTGTGAACTGAATCGCTCACTTCTTGACTCACTATCTGTATTGTGTTACCTGTTTTATGTGCTATTATAGGTACATAAGAATAGGTTTGGGTTGTTGAACAAGGCATACAAGTTCTATATCCTAATTTGATTCGTACTTCGTGTACTTTGTCGCCGCATTTACAATACATATATTAATTTTTTTATTTGTTACATTTATATTATCCAATACTAATCGTATTTAGTTTGTATCCATTGTGGAATACCTGAGTTGTATCGTTCCCAATACTGTTGTTCCGCTGCAATTATTTGTGCTTGCAGTAATTTGTGGTGGCTAAACTTTCTCTTTCGTTTGTTCATATAGTTTTCTTATTGCTAGGTTCATGACGTGCGAATGTATAGCATTGTAGTTATCGCCCTCCGCTTCATACTCTGATAGTTGCCAATCAACACTATCATACATTAATTCTTTAGTGACGTCTGCAATACCTTGTGCAATATCGTCTAATTCTTTCATTTTACTCATGTTATATATTATTTAGTAATTCATCTTTGTCGAAACCTTGCTCTATTGCAAACTCTAGTGATCCTTCACCGAACTTTTCTTCGAACAACCGTTCTAATTCTTCTGTATTATTCATTGTAATAAGGTTTTAAGTAGTTAGTATTATAATTAATTGATTTTGCTACATTTTGTCTGAATTGCCACTCGTTTTTTCTGTATTCATAGCTTTGACACCATTTTTTCGTTGCAGTTACTTGTGGTATTGTACCGTATTTAGCTTCATAGTCAAGACATTGCTGTAGTTTGTCTTGTATCAATTCAGGTTTGTAGTCTTTAAATTTATTCATATTCAATTATATTATCCGTTTTTGTTCGTGTCTAGTTTGTAAGTCACACCTGAGTTGTTATAGTTCCATATTGTAGTATAACTAGGTTTCTTACGTTTACTGTAGTTGCTTTTTTGTTCAACTCGGTATCTTTTGTTACCCATACCACTGCAAGGTCCGTGTACTTTGGCCATCTCATAGTGAGAATGAGCTCGTTGTTTTCTTTTTGCTTTGGTGAATGCGAGGAGTTCTTTCATCGTCTTACATACATAGTAGGTTTTATTTGTCATAGTGTTCAAGTATTTCTTCGACTGCATTACTGAAGTCATGGTGATCAATTGTTTCGTCTCTTAACATTTTAGCATGGAAGTGCAGTTCGTTAAGTAGTTCGCGTAAGGTTTTATCTAGTATCATATTCAATTATATTATCCGTTAGTTGTCGTATTTAGTTTGTGAGTCTCGATTATACCTAGTACATCTTCTCTAGTTAGTTTATCTTCCATTTGCATACCTATTGCCCAAGTAAGATCGTTTCCGTAATTATCTTTATATATCATATTATTTATTATTTGTTACACTTATATTATCCATTTAACTTCGTATTTACTTTGTAAGTTGTATAGCAATTAATGAAATTCATTATAGATTGCTAATACCTTTCTTTGTTCTTCTTTAGTTAAGTTGAAGACATTTTTGTTAGGGTAAAGTTTATTAGAGATTCTAATTAAAGCTGAGTGATTATACATATTATTATATTTAAAAGTTATTGACAACACTTTGTTATCTTAGTTGACACGGTGAGAATCGAACTCACTTAAACCGTTGTGTCATTTACTCATTCACATTTTTATACTTATAGAAACAAGTGGAACTTAAAGTAGGTAGTTTGTTTACAGTTGTTAATTTGTTTACAGATGTAACCCTTCACCTGTGTACCTGTAAAAGTGTGACATTAGGTACATAATGATTTAATAGTAGTTAGCTATTGTCACTGTTTTCGATTAGTTTAACTCTCTCGATTACTACATTTCGAACATTACTTGGCATGTCAGTTGATTGAGACCAGTAACCTCGTTTAATCCAGCAAGGTAGAATGTTTAGTTTAGGTAACATTACTTTTAATACCTCGTCGTGATTGTAGGTGATTTGTTCATGTTTGTTATTAATGAAAGTAATGATTTGATTTCTACCTAACCAACTCTTTCTTACTACAAAGTTGTTGCGGTGGATCGGAGGGAAAACCTCAGTTAGTTGTTCTTGTGATAATGTTGCGATGTTCTCATTTAATTTAGTCATAGTATATTTATTTAATTATTATTAGTTACTTACTTACAGTTATATTATCCAGTTAACATCGTGTTTACATTGTAAAAGGCAAAAACTTATAGAGAAATGTTGTAAATGGAGGGGGGGTGGGGTAAATGATATGGGTTTTATTATAGGGTGTACAAAGGAAATACGGTAATGTAACCCATTACTTCCCTATACGACATTAGCCTGTAAAGGTATATAAGTAGCTACCTAACGTCACTGATTAACAATTAGGTATAATAAGTAATAATAAGAGTATGGCACAAAAACTATCAATGAAAGCCCGATTAGCAAAAGCAAAGCGAGACAAGAAGTATGCAATGAGCGAGTGGGGTAAATATAAGAAAAGAACAGCACAAGCTAAGAAGTGTAAGAAAGGATACGATTTCGATCACAGATTAGGTAAATGTATAAAAGCATCACAGAACAGAGCCGGTGGCAAAGGCGGTACTAAAAACGAAAAGACCCAAAAGAGATACGGGTACTAAACAATAAACTATGGCTAGAATATCAACATACGGTAACGACTCCTCTATACAAGATCAAGATCTGTTAACGGGGTCTAATTTTATTACCCCAGGCAATTATACTACAAAAAACTTCAAGTTAGTAGACTTAGCAGAGTACTTCGGTAACTTTGTAACATTCGACGGTACCGCTTTCAACCTGTCTACCATAGCACAGCAATTAGAAACTAACACAACAGATATAGCAGCAACATCGGCATACGGTGTTAAGTTAGCCACCACATTTGGTACATTCGATGATTTAGGTAATCTGATCACATTATCCCAGTCGTTTGCAAATGATATTATAACAACTACAAGTAACGCTAGATTTGCTGAGTCGTCATATGTAACAGCATTACAAAGTAACTTTGGTACATTTGATGGCAGTGGATCGTTAGTTAGCGTGTCAGAAGCGTTCGCCAATAATGTTATAACAACGACATCGTCAAATAAGTTTGCAACATCAGAATCTCTTACATCTTTGGATACCACAGTTACAGCACAAGGTGTAAGCATCGGCGGTTTAAGTACATCGATAGCAGCAGCTAATCAAAGCATAACAACTAACTCTACCGCTATAGAATCCAATTCAACGGCTACAACCAACCTGACTGCTGTAGTGGAATTGAAACCTTTAACATTTAGACAAGACAATCCACCATCTGTAACTGAGCCGGTGGGATCAATATGGTTCGATACAAACGATAGTAATAAAATATACATATTAGTAGACGGCACCCCCAACGTGTGGACGCCAACATTTGACGGCAGAGTTGCTGTTAATACAACTGCTATAAGTAATGCCAACCAAACAATATCAGCGAACACAACAGCACACGAAGCCAATGCGAGCTCTATATTAAATTTATCTTCTACTGTAACTGCTAACAAAACAGAGCAAGATAATTTACCAGCTATATTCAGACAAGACGATGAGCCAGCGACTACACATCCATTAAATTCGCTTTGGTACGATACCAACGACGGGAACAAGCTGTATGTAATGATTACAACAGCTGGAACAAAAAGTTGGGCACCTACTCAGGATTTAGGGTTGAATACTTTAATTTCCGGTAATGCAACTAGCATAGGCAATAATGCGACTAGCATCTCTAATAATTCAACAGCTATATCAAATAATTTAACTTCTATAGGCTTAACACCAAAAGTGTTTAGACAAAACGCACCTCCAGCGGTAACTGAGCCCGTTAGCTCAATATGGTACGATACTGACGACGACAATAAACCTTATGTATTAGTAGCCGGATCTCCAAATGTTTGGACATTAACTGTTGATCCAAGAATGGGTGCTACAGTACAGGGCTTAGCTAATGCAGTCAGCGATATAAGTACAAATTCAGATACAATTTCTGCTAACGCATTAAAAAGAGAAGAATTAGAAGCGGTATTTTCTTTTGATAGCAACACTCCAGCACAAGTAACAGGTGTAGCCGGTGCGTTAAACACATCTATAGAATCCGCGGCAACAACAGCAGCGGGTGCTGTAGCACAAGATCTTGATAAATTAGAAGCGGTTTTTAATTTTGGTGGTGCTGGAGGAGCTGTTGATGGTATAAAAGGCGCTTTATCCTCGGCGGTAACAACGCATGCTGGAACAGCTATAACAAATGCTAGTTTAGCAGCAGCAGCGGATGTTACAGAATTACAAACACAGTTTCACTTTGATGGTAGTGCAATAGATGGTGTTGCAGATACATTAAGTTCAGTTATAAATACAGCACAATCGGATGCTGAAAGTGCTTCAGCTACTAAAATAAACAGTTTAGCTGCAAACTTTTTTACAGGATACGATAATGCTGATGGAACTTTTACAGGGGTTTCTGTTAGTGAGGCTTTTGCTGATGAGGTTATCGATGCGACTGCTTCTGCTAGATTTGCAACTACCACGTCACAAGATACTTTAGCTGCCAGGGTTGATGATAATGAGGGTGACATAACAGCAGCCCGAGCGATCGCTGTAAGAGCAGATGGTTTTGTTAAAACTTCATACGGTTTACAAGCTAATGCAAACGGTGTTGTAACGGGTATGCAAATTGTTGCTGAAGACAATGAGATATCGCCCATATCTGAAGTGGTATTTCAAGCAGATAGATTTGCAATAAGAGGCAGCACCTCAAATTTGACACCGTTTGATGTATCCGGTAATACAGTACAAATAAATGGTAATCTTAATGTCGCTGGTACAGCTGAAATAAAAGGGTCATCAAACACAGGCCAATTCATAGCTTGTGATTTTAAAAATACAGGTTCATCCGGATTATCAAGTATAAGAGTGTTGAATAACACTAATTATTACGGTATATTTAGATTAAATACAACTGTAGAGAATGATATTGGTTATTACGGTATTGATTTGGTTATTGGACCTGATACTGGTGGCAATGAGAAAAAACTTGTTAATTTTAATGGTGGCGGTATATCAATAGGGAATTCTGGCAGTAAAATTTTCTTTTTCGATGATTTTGCTGGTAACGCTACAGACACAAAGACTGGAGCTATAGGGGTTAGAGGATCAAGCGATGGAGAAGCTACGCAAGCGATGTTTGTTACTGTACCAACTGATCAAGCAAATGACACTCCAGCTTTTGCGATTGAATCAAATACATCTAATAGCTTATTTAAAGTGTTTAAAACGGGGCATGTTGAAACAGCCAGTTTACAAACAAGTGGAAATATAACAGCTTCGGGAAATATAGACGCTGCTGGAAATAATGTTAAAACCGCTTCGGTTAATGCAGATGTGAAATTTTCTGTATGGGGTAGTAGCGGGACAACATACGGTATAGGTATGACGTCTGGAGTTACATTAGGTGACTTAGATGATTTTGCGATGACTTTTTGTATGAATAATGAGCCTGATAGAGGTTTTTGGTGGGGTCATAGTGGTCAAAGCAAAAGTGCTGGAGCCATGTCTTTAACCACAAACGGCAGGCTATATGTAAGCACCCACATAATAGCCCCTATATATTATGATACAGACACCACTTATTATTTAAACCCCGCGGGCACATCTAACCTTAATGCCGCACAATTCGCTGGCGCTATAGTTTCAGACTCAACAATCAAAGGAACTAAATTCATAGATAAAAATGATGATGCATATTATTTGGATCCTGCAGGTACTTCTAATCTTAATGCTGCGGAATTCGCTGGTACCATAACCTCAGACTCAACAATAAAAGGAACTCAGTTTATAGATAAAAATAATGCAGGGTACTATTTAGACCCCGCAGGCACATCCAATCTTAATGCCGCCACTTTTGCTGGTAATATAGTTTCGAACGGTACAATCAAAGGAACTCAGTTTATAGATAAAAACGATGATACATACTATTTGGATCCTCATGCAACTTCAAATTTAAATGCGGTTACACTTGTAGGTACTTTCAAAGGGCAGAACGGATATTTTGCACAGGACTTAGGTGTAGGATTTAATTCTGGATCAATTGGTGGTAGAATAAATTTAAGAAGGTCTAGTGCTGGTATTGGTATTAAAAACGATTACGGTACTGCTGCGAGTGGAACGACTGGTTTACTTGGGTATACTGATGCTGGTATGCTAACAAGCGGTGCGTACCATTTGGTGTTCCAAGCCGACGATGGTTTAGGTTTAAATGGAGCGGCAAGTATATCAAATATGCTCCTCTGCAATCTTAATGGTAATTTAAGAAATTTTAATAATTCTTACGGTAGTACTTCTGATGAAAGATTAAAAGAAAATATTACAGATGCTACTCCTAAATTAGAAGATATTAAGCAACTGAAGGTTAAAAACTTTAATTTTATAGGAAATGAACTTAAGCAAATAGGATTAATAGCACAAGAGGTCGAACAAATATTCCCTGGTTTAGTTGAGGAAACAATAGACCCAGGCCCAGGCGGCACCGAAGGAGAAGTTGCTTATAAATCTATAAAATATTCTGTATTAGTACCAATGCTTATAAAAGCAATACAAGAATTAGAAGCTAGAGTCGCAACATTAGAAGGTTAAAACACCTAACAACCACGTGATTATAGTATCATAAGACCAAAACCAATGACTTATTTTTACAAAACCTATTCCTGGGGGAACAACAGTACTCAAGGAATATCCGAAGAAACCAGAACTCTTTGGGAGCACATCGCTAAAAAAGAAAACTGGCGAATTGTTCAACTACCTAATGGATTTTTTCAAGCCGAATACAAAGATCTAAGTGAAGAAGAAAAATGGATCGATGTCACAAGGCGTGAAACTTTAGAAAGCTGTGAGGCAGCGATTGATGGAAGCATTAGTCATTACTCTAAAAAGCTTGAATTTTTAAAAGGACCTAAAGTCGTGAAAACATTCAAATAACCACTTATACTAAAAAATTTAATTAAATGGAATATAATAACCCAAGTGAGATAGTAAAGGATCTGTCCTTCGGAACAGATGCTAGAACAAAAATAATGACAGGTGTTGAAAAATTAACTCAAGCAGTTAAATCAACCCTTGGTGCTTCTGGTAAATGTGTAATTTACGAGGACGCTCTCGGAAGACCGGTAATAACAAAAGACGGAGTAACCGTTGCGGAAAGCGTAGTCTTAATTGACCCGGTCGAAAATATGGGAGCAACCTTAATAAAGGAAGCAGCTAAAAACACAGTGAAAGAAGCAGGTGACGGTACCACTACGGCAACCGTCCTTGCTCATTCATTATTGAATTTAGCAACAAAAAAAGAAGATTTTACAAATAATATAAGAAGCATAAAAAACGGTATTGAAAATGGTTTACAAAAAGTAAATCATTACTTAGATGAAGCTGCGGTTGAAGTCGAAGGCGATATGTTAGAAAATGTAAGTAGTATTAGCTGTAACAACGATAAAGAACTCGGCAAGATAATATCGCAAGCCTATTCTAAAGTGGGTAAAGACGGCGTCGTCTTAATGGAAGAGTCTGAGACCGAAAAAACAAATGTTGAATTTGTTGAAGGCACACAGATAGAGTGCGGACTCAAATCGCCATACTTTGTAACCGACAAGGATAAAGGAAAAGCAGAACTAGAAAAACCGTACGTAATGATAGTTTCTTCTCCAATCCCAAACATTCGTAAGATTCAGAATGTACTAGAGTTTGTTATAAAAGAAAAAAGAAGTTTGCTTATCGTAGCGACCGTAGAACAGCAGCCATTAGCAGCATTGCTAGCAAATAAAGTTAAAGGCAATATAAAAGTCAATGTAATTGATCTCCCTGGATTCGGACCTACTAGGCAAGACACAATTGAAGATCTTGCGATACTTACCGGTGCTAAAGTTATAAACGAAGAGTTAGGGGACGATTTGGATTTGATTGAGCCTAATATATTAGGTGAGGCAATTAAAGCCGTTACAGATGATAAAAACACTGTATTAACAATCAAAGATCAAGGTCCTGTACTAAACGAAAGAATAGAATTAGTTGAAAGCAAAGTTAAAGATGAAAAAAATCCATTCTTTAAGAAAAGACTACAACAAAGACTAGCGATGTTAAATGGATATGTAGCTATTGTAAAAGTAGGTGCTAATTCAAAAGTAGAGTTAAAAGAAAAGAAAGATAGAGTTGAAGATGCAATATATGCAACTAAAGCAGCATTACAAGAAGGTATTGTTCCAGGAGGTGGGGTAGCTTTACTGGATGCATCGTATAGCATAATTCCTGCAGACGAAGGCGAATCAATTCTTCTTGAAGCAATAAAATCACCTTACGCTACAATACTTGAGAATGCAAACTTAGAATATAAAGAGTCTGGCAAGTCGGGTAAAGGAATAAATGTAATCAATGGTAAAACTGTTGATATGATTAAAGAAGGTGTTATAGATCCAGTGTTAGTTACTAAAACAGCCCTGAAGAATGCAGTTAGTGTTGTTAATACTATTTTCTCTGCAGATTGTGTAATTAATAATAAGCGAATAGATGAAAGCAATTAATTACTACGTAGTCATAGAAAAAATAAAAGAAGCACCAAAGAAAGTTGGTGGTTTAGAACTAACTGAAGATCAAAACAAAGATGTTAGATATTTAAAAGGCAAAGTAATATCTGCTGGTAATTTAGCAGAAGGCCTTAGTAAAGATGATATAGTTCATTACGATAAAGTAGCCGGTCACGGTATTGAATGGAAAGATCAACTGTATTATGTATTAAAGCTTGGTGATATAGTACTTGTAGAATGAGAATAAGTACAGATGACATAAAAGATTTAAATTTATTAAAATATTACAGGCTCATTCGTAAATGGGCCTGTAAAACTTATAATATAAAGGATGCTGATCTTGAATTACTGATCTATTTAGATTGCAAAGATCGATTTACACGTAATGAATTTATTGATGGTGTTTACACCTACAGTTGGGATAAAGACAGGTGGGAAAGGCTAAGAAGAGAGGGTTGGATTGATGTTTGGAGAGAACGGAATGGTAAATTACAAAAATACACCATATACAAAACAAGTTTTAAATGTAAGCAATTAATTAAACGAGTGTATCGTATAATGCTTGCAGAAGAAGACTTACCAACAGGAACAAGAAGTAAATTTTTTAATAACAGATCGTATACAGATAAAGTTTATAATAAAGCTATAGACGATATGATCAAAGATAAAAACAGATAATTATGCCAGGAAAAAGCAAAAAAGGTGGTGGGCTTAAAGTTAAAAAGTCTTACATGAAAAAAACAAAGAAAAAATCATCTTATAAAAAATGAAAAAAAAATTAACTGCAAATCAACTTAGAATAGCTAAAATGGCGCCTCCGTATGATAAAATTACAGGTGCTGATTTTAAAATGCTAAAAAAGAAAAAGAAAAAATAGTTATGCCAAGTAAAAAAGCACCATCAAGAAAAAAGTCTAAAGGCTATTACACTAAAGTAAATAAGAAAGGCGGCACTGGTTCAAAAGCCGGCGGTGGTATGTCTAAAAAAGGTGTGGCTAAATACAGAAGAGATAATCCAGGCAGTAAACTTAAAACAGCAGTTACAACACCTCCATCTAAATTAAAGAAAGGAAGTAAGGCTGCGAAAAGACGTAAATCATTTTGTGCAAGATCAAAAAGCTGGACGTCTGAAAGAGGTAGAGCTGCTAGAAGAAAATGGAATTGTTAAATGGAAAGTAGAGGTTTAGGCGATTCAATTGCAAAGTTTACTAAAGCTACAGGCATAAAACGCGTAGTAGATAAAGTTTCTTCTGGTTTAAACATACCTTGTGGTTGTGAGGCTAGACAGAATGCATTGAATAAAATTGTTCCATATAAAATGAAAAAATCATGAGTAAACCAAAAAAGAAATTTGCGGAAACCACAGTAGGTAAACTATTGTTTGGTGCAGCTTCATTGGTTAACCCTGCATTAGGCAATTTAATTAGTGGTGTATCAACACCAGCTGAAGCTATAGCTGCAATAGGCAAATCTGATGTAAGTAGCGAAGAAAAAATAAAATTACAACAACTTATATTTGAACAACAAAATAAAGAAATGGAAGCTGTCACCTCAAGGTGGCAAGCCGACTCAATATCAGATTCATGGCTTTCTAAAAACGTACGCCCATTAGTTTTAGTGTGGTGTATTGTTATATTCTCTTTAGCAGGAATATTAGATAGTGTTGAATCGATACCATTTCATATAGGAGTAACCTGGAACGACACATTTGAAAAAGTAATGATGGCAGTAGTTTTAGCTTACTTTGGTGGACGAAGTAGTGAAAAGGTTACAAGTATATTTAAAAAATAATTAATGGCTAGAATTAATACATATGGACTAGATACTACGCCTAGTAAGAACGATAAAGTTATTGGTTCTGATTCTGGAGGAGGAACAAAGAATTTTTCGTTTGAAAAAATATCGGAGTTTTTTAATACATCTGGCTTGATAAACTTAAATGGTGTTGTAAATAAATTTATACCAGAAAACATATCTTTAGCTTCTGGTCATTTTAAATTACCAGCCGGTGGAAGTGGTATTGATTTTAGCTCAATAACATCATTAAAAGTTTCAGTAAATAATTTAGATAATTTAAATATAACAGAGTTTTACAATCATTTAGTGGATCAAGGTTTAAAAATATCTAATGTAGATAATATAAGTGAGTTTGGTCACTACGCTTTTTTAAGCGCAACACAAGCAGATCCCAGTGATAATTTTTTAACTTTTAATTTAAGCTATTTAAGCGGTAATGGTACGCTTAGGGATAATAAATATTATATATTTAATTTAGACAACTCTGGTAGAACAGATAAAAATTTCACGTCTCCTAATATAAATTTTTCCGCGGGAGTTGCAAAAACAATAACACACAGTTTAGGAAAATTTCCTTCAGTAACAACTGTTGATTCTGCGGGCTCTCATGTGGTTGGAGATATACAGCACACAGATAACAACAATTTCACTATAACATTTAAAGCCTCTTTTCAAGGCAAAGTATACGTAAACTAATAAACTATGGCACTCTCATATTTAACAGACATTAATTTAAACAAAAACGAATTACAAAATGCAGTAATTCAGAAAGTAGGCACGGATCCTAGCGCGGGGCTAACTGAGGGATATATAATATATAACACAGCAGCCCATCAACTAAAGGTTTACAGCGAAAAGCAAATAAACGGTCAAGACGAGGGTTGGATAAATGTAGGTGGTGATATTACCGGTGTTAATATAACGGCTGGAACTGGATTAACAGGAACAGTTAATACAACATCGGGCCAACACACACAAACTATAACTTTAGCTGACACAGCAGTAACAGCCGCTTCATATGGTTCTGCTACGGCAATACCAACTTTTACGGTAGATGCTCAAGGTAGATTAACAGCTGCTGGAACAGTTGCTATTAGTACGGATTTAACAATTGCGGCCGATAGCGGATCCGATGATATTGTTTCAGTTGGAACTGACACATTAACATTCACTGGCACAGCTAATGAAATAGACACTACAGTAAGTAATAATCAAATACAAATTGGTTTAGTTGCAAATCCTACAGTTTCTGGAAACTTAATAGTTTCTGGAAATTTAACGGTTTCTGGTACGACAACTACTGTAAATACAGAAACAATAAATCTTGCTGACAATATAATTACTTTAAATAGTAATGAAACTGGAACACCAAGCGAAAATGCTGGTATTGAAGTTGAAAGAGGTACGGCTACAAATGTAGCATTAAGATGGAATGAAGGTTCTGATATTTGGGAACTTACTAAAGACGGTACAAACTATAAAACAATACAAAACGTACAAGAAAGCACATACTCTGTAGCGATTGGTGATGGCTCAGCAACTTCAATTGCTGTTAATCATAACTTAGGAACACAAGATGTTATTGTACAGCTTTACGATACAAGCTCGCTTGACACGGTTTATGCCGATGTAGTAAGAACAAATACTAACACCGTTACTGTAAGCTTCGCTTCTGCTCCTGCCTCTGGAGATATAAAAGTACTGGTTAGTAAAATAGGTTAATATAATTTAATATGGCAAAACGTTTTCTTAGTAATATAAGAATTAACGACGCGTATACTTTTCCCGCGTCAGATGGTACTAGTGGACAAGTCGTAACGACTGATGGCGCTGGTAATTTATCTTTTGCAGAAGCTGGGGCAAGTGATTCGGCTTCCGTAATTTACAGAGATAATTTTACCGGAGATGGAGCTGGAGTATCTTTTGATTTACAAAATTCAATTACTGATGAAGATCAAACACAAATATACATAGATGGTGTTTATCAAGAAAAAGATACGTATTCCGTATCGGGATCAACAATAACCTTTACAACTGCACCAATTAGTGGTCACAGTATAGAGGTTATTTCTATTTCGGCCATAAACACAGGGCCTACTGTTATTTATCAAGATAACTTTACGGGTAATGGCTCAGCGACAGATTTTACGTTAGCGAATGCTATAGACAATGAAGTTAAAACTTTAATATTTTTAAATGGTGTTTATCAATTTAAAAATACCTACAGTGTTGACGGGACTACACTTGGTTTTGATGCAGCTCCAGCAAATGGGGTGGACATAGAGGTTATTAGTATTGCATCAGCTACGCAAGCAGACAGTTTACAAGCTGGTTCTGTAATTGTGCCTGTAAAAAATACACATACTGCAAGTATAGCCAAAGGGACTCCGGTATACATTAGCGGTAACGTTGGTAATTCAGCAAGATTACAAATAGCACCAGCAGATGCAAGCAATAGTGCTAAAATGCCAGCAGCAGGATTGTTATTAACTACACTTGCTGTAAATGCAGAAGGCTATGCAATTACAGGTGGCTATTTAAGAAACATTACAACAGACACAATTGACGGCACAAGTACAGCATCAAATGATACAGTATATGTAAAAGCTGGTGGTGGTTTAACAATGACAAAACCAACCGGCAGCAATTTAATCCAAAATATTGCTAAAATTGCAAGATCTTCTGGTGGCAATTCAGGCTCGTTATTAGTGTCATCAATACTTAGAACAAACGATATTCCTAATATTGCTAACGATAATTTTTGGCTAGGTAACTCTTCTAGTGTGGCAACAGCTACATCATTTCCAACAGAAGTTGGTAATTATTTAACAACAAACAGTTACGCAACAGAAAACTATGTAGATACAGAAGTTGCAGGGTTAGTTGCTTCGGCTCCTACAACGTTAGATACTTTAAATGAACTAGCGGCAGCATTAGGCGATGATCCAAACTTTGCCACAACTACAGCCACAAGCATTGGATTAAAAGCGCCATTAGCCTCACCGTCATTTACGGGTGATGCAACTTTTTCTGGTAGTGTAACAACAGACAAAATAATTATAGATGGTGCATCAAATAGTAATGTATCTCAATTTGCATTAACACGAACAGATTTTTCTTGGGGTATATTTAATGAAACTAATTTAAGGTTTTATGTACAAAGTGGAAATACAACTACTCCAAATGGACAAGTTTTAGAAATAGCAACAAATGGCAATGCAACTTTTGCAGGTAATGTTACAATTGATTCTAATTTAACTATAAATGGTCCATCAACAAAATTTAACACTGATGGTGATAGTTTCTTTGAAATTTTAGATGCCGGTACAGATGCTTGTTATTTAAGAGCAGGTGCTGGTGATGAAATATACATTGGTGCAAATAATAATTATCAGTTAAGATTAAAAACCAACAAAGATGTTGTGATGGACAATGGTGGTAATCTCGGTATCGGAACGGATTCGCCTGCAGAAATTTTACATATTGAACAAGATGATGCAAGCCCTGTATTATTAGTCAAAGCATCTGGTCAAACAAGTTCTACTGCTCCTTATGCAAAATTAGTATTAGCAGCAGGTAGTGCAAGTGGTGCTGATGTTGGCTCAAATATTATGGGTTATAGAACAGCAGATTTTAGTTCAGCAGCAGCAAGAAGCACGGGTTTAAAGTTTGGAGTTTTACAAAACAATGTAGCAAAAGATGCCATGTGGATTTCCGAAGCTCAAAACGTCGGAATCGGGACGGATTCGCCTAATTATCTGTTAGATATAGAAGGAGCTAGTCCTAGAATTAGAGTAAAAGAAACTAGTAGCAATACTTCTACTACTATGGTAGAAGTTGAAAATAGTGATGGTAGAGGCGCTATGCTTGGAGTTGGTGGTAGTGGTAGAAGTGATATTTTAACTAATAGGGGATATATTAATGCACAAACAGCATTAGATGGTTTGGCTATTGGAACAGAAGGAACAGACCCTATTATTTTTTATACTCAAGGTTTATCTGCATCAAATGAAAAAATGCGTATTACAAGCGCAGGGCAAGTAAATATAACAAAAGGCAGTTCAGGTACTGTTTTATATTTAGATGGTGTAAATGCTTATAATGCTGAAACAGGTATTCAATTATCTGCAGGTAGAGCAAAAATATCAGGGTTTTTAAATGCTACAGGTGGAACACCTGGAAGTTCTTTAAGATTTTATACAATGCCTGATGGTGGTTCAGTAACAGAAAGAATGCATATAGATAGTTCTGGAGCAGTTTTAATAGGAAATGGAGTTGCTAAAATAGATTCAGCTACAAAATTACAAGTTTCAGCAAGTGATTCAGGGGTAACAACTATTTGGTCAAATGCAGATGATATAGTCTTTGAAAATAACAATAATTTTGGAATTACTTTAGCTACTCCAAGTACAGGAGCAGCGACAATAGCTTTTGCTGACCCAGAAGCAGTAAATGAAGGATATATTCAATATGTACACGGAGATGACTATATGAGGTTTGCTACAAACCAATTAGAAAGAATGCGGATAAAATCCAATGGCATTATAGAAGCAAGAGCAGATATAAGTTCTTATACTAATATGTCAACAGCGTTTGCGGCTTATGGAGATACTGATCCAGGAGAATATGGTATAGTTTTAAATACCGCAGGAGATGGCTTATCAGGTTCTATAACTTCTAATTTAATGTATTCAAATGGTACAATTACTCAACCAAATACAGCAAGAAGTTCTGGGGAAATAAGATTTAATAATACTACAGTCGCATCCCAAACTGCTGATATTCAATTTGGCGGATATTATAAAGGTTCAACAACTTTTGTAACAAGAATGAATATTGGGGTAACAGGTAGAATTCTCATGCCAGGATTAGATGGAAAAACTCAAGTTCATCCTGATGTAAGTTACCGTACTTCAGATGGCGAATTATTTTATCAAACATCTTCTGAACGATATAAAACTAATATAGTAAATCTTGAAAATTGTTTAGATAAAGTTAACTCATTACGAACTGTAAGATTTACAGATGTAAATACTAATGAACCTGGTTTTGGTTTAATAGCTGAAGAAACAAATGAAATAATTCCAGAGGTAGTGTTTAGTAAAGATGAACAAATTGAAGGAATAAGTTATTCTAATTTAGTTCCTTTTTTAATTAAATCAATACAAGAATTAAAAGCAGATAACGATAGCTTAAAAGCTAGAATAGAAACGTTAGAAAATAATTAATATGGCGCAAACTAAAGTAAAACTTATATCAGACGGGGTAATAGTCCAGAGTAATTTGCATGCTAGCCACGGTATAACTACCGCACATATTGGTGAGGGCAGCAATTTGTATTACACGGATGCTAGAGTGGGTTCTTACTTATCTACAAATAGTTTTGCTACAGAAAGCTATGTGGGTACACAGATAACTAATTTAGTTGATTCGTCACCTGCAACTCTTAATACACTTAATGAATTAGCTGCTGCTCTTGGAGATGATCCTAACTTTGCTACTACCACGGCAACAAGCATTGGATTAAAAGCTCCATTGGCTTCACCATCGTTTACTGGCAATGCAACTTTTGCAGGAAATGTAGGAGTTGGATTAACTGCTGATTCTAATATTGCATTATTTATAAAAGCAAATGGAAATACATATAGTACAGGAAATATAGTATTAGAAGATGCTGATAGTACTACCAAAAGTGCAATAACTCACGTAAACGGAGGTTTATATTTGTCACACGATGCATCCACAGATGATTTAGCATTAACTTCTGGAAACGCAACTTTTGCAGGAACTGTACAAACAACTCAAATTACAGCCACAAATGGATTAAATTATTTAAAGAGGAATACAGATGCTTCTTTACAATTAAGGTCAGAAAATACAAGGTCAGGTTTATTTATTACAAAACCAGCGACTGATACTGTAATGGGTTCTGCTTTAGTTTTAGCTTCTGATGAATCGTATAGATTGGGTACTGCTAGTTACTATCATATGGTAATGCTGCAAAATGGTAATACTTATTTTAATCAAAAAGTAGGAATAGGAACGACTGTGCCTGGAAGAAAATTAACTGTTACTGGTAACGCATCAGGAGATGCAAATAATTTACTTTTAGCAAATGAAAATGACACTGATGGTGATTCTGCAAGTATTGGTTTTAGCATGCTTAGCAATAATACTTATGTAAAATCCGGTATTTTCTTTAAAAGAACAACAACGCAAGGTCGTGGAGATTTAATTTTTGCAAATAATAATGAAGTAAATGGTAACAATGTTACTCTATCAGATGCTAAAATGACAATACAACCTAGCGGCAACGTCGGAATTGGGCAAACAAATCCTCAATTTGGATTAAGTATGGCTCAAGGAACTGGCGATGGAAATAGAATTGGATGGAATGATGGAGCTGGAGATAAAAGAGCATCAATTATTTGTTCAAGTTCAACAGATGCTTTACAATTTCATGCTGGAACTTCTGATACAGAAAGAATGCGTATAGGCAGTTCTGGTATAATGTATATTATGGGTGCTACACCAAGCGCAAACAACTCATTACAGTTACAATATAATTCGACGGCAGGTACAGCTGAAATATATTCTAAATCAACAGGTGGTAGCACAAGTTTTGAGTTTTACACAAGTAGCTCCGGAACAACTACACCAAAATTTACTATAGGTAGTTCAGGTGATGTTAGGATGACAACTAATGGTAAGTTTTTACAAGGCATAAGAAATACCGGAAGTGCGGCTATTGATATGATAGGTTTCGTAAGTGGAACAGATACGTTACAAATAAAAGGTGGAACAAGTGGAGCAGCAAATGCTATTAGTTTTTATGATACTGGAGGATTTATAGGCACATGGTATAACAGCAACTTTGGGATTGGAACGACTTCGCCTCAACAACCTTTACATGTTCAAAGTGCTGGAGATTTATTTACTAGATACCAAGCAAACTCTAATGTTAATGGTGTGCAATTTCAAACATGGCATGGGAATAGTCAAACAATGACTATTAATTCAAATACAACAAATCCTTTCGCTGTATATGTAGGTTCTGCTAGTGGGACAATAGCCATAAACGTTGATTCAAATGCAAACGTAGGAATCGGGACGACTACGCCTAATGCTAAGTTAGAAATAGCTACTTTAAGACAACCTGGCATAAGATTATCAAGTTTAGACACTACTGCTGCTACAAATGAATTATTAAGCGGTATTGAATTCTATACAGCAGATATTAGTGCTCCAAGAGTATCTTCTTATATAAATTGCAATTTTGCATCTGCTTATGGTGATTCTTATTTAACGTTTGCAACATCAACAGGAGTAGGAGCTGCTACAGAAAAAATGCGTATAAGAAATGATGGAATTATTTTAATTTCAAGAACAAATCTTGATATTTCGACTCAAACTGGATATAGACTTGATCCTAACGGCGAGGCATATGCTTCAATTGATGGAACTGCTGGAACTAACGCGTGGCACGTTTATGATATGAATAGCAATAATTATAGATTTTTTGTATCTGGCGCAGGACAAATACACGCTACAAGTACATCTATAAGTGCTATTTCAGATGTTACTTTAAAAGAAAATATTAAACCACTTGAAACAGGTTTAAGTGAAGTGATGAAACTACAACCAAGAAGATTTGACTGGAAAAATGGAGATGGAAAAAATATTGCAGGTTTTGTAGCCCAAGAAGTTGCAGATGTTTTGCCTGATTTAGTTGATGATTATAAATATAATGATGAGGAAACAAAGAAATCTTTAAAAATGGGGGATATGATTCCAACTTTAGTAAAAGCAATACAAGAACTAAAAGCAGAAATAGAAACATTAAAAACACAAATAAATGGCTAACACTAAAGTAACAGGTGATTTAATAGCGAGCTCAACGATAGCTACAGGTAATATAGCGGACAATGCGGTTACTAGCGATAAAATAAGTGGTATTACAACAGCTCATATCACTGAGGGTGCTAACTTGTATTATACAGATGCTAGAGCTAGAGGTGCTGTTAGTGTCAGCGGTAATGCATTGTCGTATAATAGTTCAACAGGCGTTATAACTTCTAACTTTGAAGAATCACCAACTTTTGCAGGTACAGTAACTGCTTCAACTTATTATAAATCATCAGGAACATCTGCTGTTCTTGGAACAAATTCAAGTGGAGAAGTTTTATTAAGGCCTACTGCTTGGAATTTATCAACTGGTCAATCTTCATTTACACCAACTTTAGCAACTATTGGAACTAACGCAACTTTTGCAGGAAGCGTAATTGCAAATAATTATATTTCAATAAAAACAGCTTCTTCTTCAGGTTCGCCATATATTGATTTTATTCAAAACACTACACAAAAAGCATACATACAATTTAATAATGGAGCAAATGCTTTAAATTTTCAATCAGATAATGCATTTACTTTTATTGGTGGCTCTGTAGAAAGAGTAAGAATAGATGGATCAGGAAACGTAGGAATTGGCGTAACACCTGAAAATTGGGCAACTGTTGGAAACACAAAAGCAATACAAATTTCAACACGTGGTGCTTTATGGGAGGCATACAATGGAGTTTTCTTGACTAATAATATATATTTTGATGGAGCAAATAAGTATATTACTTCACAAGCAGCAGCAAGATTAAATTTAAGTTCAACAGGAGAGCTTCAATTCTTTAATGCTCCTTCTGGAACAGCCGACGCTACTGTTCCTCTTGCAGAACGAATACGTATAGACAGTTCTGGAAACGTAGGAATTGGACAAACGAGCATACCAAGTACAGTTTTATTAGATTTAAAAGAACCAGATGCTGGTAGCGATTTAATTATAGGATTAACTGCTGGAACTGGAGGAAGAGCTCAAATAAGGTCAATAGCACAAGCTAATAATTTTAGTGCTGAATTATCTTTTTATACAGTAACGGGTAATTCAACTTCAGAAAGAATGCGTATCACAAGTGGAGGCACCGTAACTATAGGTGCGCCGTCATCTATAGCAACTGCTGCTAAGTTACAATTAGGTGAGGAATTATATGTTGGTAGTTCAGCAGTATTTCAAGCAAACGGATTTGTTAGAATAGAACATGGATTATTAATACATTGGGATAGCAATAATTCACAGGCCGGATATTTACAATATAGCGGTGCTAATGGATTTTCATTCACCACTGAAGGAGCTGGTAGTGGAAACGTAGGAATTAAAACGACTAGTCCTTCACATGATTTACAAATAGGTACCGCGGCTACAAATGGTAGTTATTCAATGATGATAGAGGGTAATTTTGCTGATACCTCCTTGGCCTCTAATCCTAGACTAAACTTAATTGATACTAATTTTGGAATAACAGCTGGAAAATACGGTAGTGGTGGGGCAGATGATGCATTAGGAATTTTTGGATTCCAAGGCGTTGGAAGAGGCATATTATTTGCTCATACAACAGCTGGTTCGAGTACTCATTTAAAAGATATGCGCCACGATATGTTTATAGATGGTGGTACGGGCGACGTCGGGATCGGTACGACTTCGCCTCGAAAAACTTTAGATATTGCAGCAAGCACACCAACCTTAAGACTAACAAATACTCAAGATCCTTTAGGCGACGGAACATTAGGTACTATTGAATTTTTTACAAATGATTCTTCAACAGGTGCAAATAGGGCTGTTTCATCTATTGTATGTGATAATCAAGCAGGCTCATCAGTACCAGGGGGAGAATTAGTATTTAAAACATCACTTGGTGGTAGTGGTTCTCCTGTAGCTACAGAAAAAATGCGTATTACAGATAGCGGTAGAGTAGAAGTAACAGGTAATGTTTTAAGTATTGATACCGTAGACGAATATAGGGAGGATTTTACAACAACAGGGTCATCAACCCCGTCTTTTGATATTGATTTGAAAAGTATTGGGGCATCTGGACAGCCTTTTGAAGTTTTTGTAGCTTGGACACATTATTCAACAGGTTATGGAGCTGGATTGCATCAAGCATATTACCAAAGAAGTACCATTCAGTCTAACATAACACTTATACATACCTATTTTAATCAAACATCTAGTAATGGTGGTGCTTGGTCAGTTGTTTGGATGACTGGAACAAAAATACGAGTTCAAAAAAGTTCAGGTACTCATGGGAGTAATGGTTATGGGTATATTAGAGTAACACGTTTAAAACCTTAAATATGAAATTAGTATTTAATAAAGAAGGAAATTTTGTATTATCACAAAAAAACATAAACAAGTTTTATATTGGTAACGATGATTATATAATTAAAGAAGTTGACAATTTTGATATAAAGTATACATATTCTTATGTGAACGATGAAGTTGTAAAAACTCTATTTACACCTTCTGAACAAGAGCTACAAGATTATAAAGATATTGAAGAAAAATTAAAATATCAACAACCTAGAAAATTAGCGTATCCGAGTATTGAAGAACAACTCGATAAATTATTTCACGATATTGATAACGGTACATTAGATAAAAATGGAGAATTTTATTCCGTCATTAAAACAATTAAAGATAACAATCCAAAAAAATAATTAAAATGGCAAACACTTACAAATGGACAATTAATGCGTTAGACGCAAAAATTTCCCACGATAACAAAGATAATGTTATCAACACAATTCACTGGGGATATTCCGCAGTAGATAATGATGATGCTGCAAAAACGGCTTCATCTATAGGAACTCATTCCGTAGAATACGACGCAGATAACTTCACAGAGTATGATAGCCTAGCGGAGGCCGACGTAATTGGTTGGTTAGAAAATGGGCTGGATGTGGATAGCATGAAAGCTAGTTTAGACGCGCAAATTGCATTAATAAAAGCGCCGGTAAACATAATATTCCGAGCACCCTTTCCTGCTACTACTGAAGAATAATTAGAAATTAAGTAAAACAAGTGATAATAAATTATAACCCAAACAATTAAATTAAATTTTAAAAATTAAAGATTATGGAAAACCAAGTAAACAAAATTACACCTGAACAATTAGAAGAATTACAGGGATTTGTAGGTAAGCTTAATAATGCTGCCTCGCAAATAGGTAACTTAGAATTAAAGAAACACCAGCTTAACCACGCTGCGGCAGAAGTTCAACAAGATTTGAACAAGTTGCAAGCTAAGCTAGAAGAGAAGTACGGTAAAATACAAATTAATATTGAAGACGGATCTTACGAGCCAATCAAAGAAGATGAGTCTAGTTCGTAAAATAAGTATAGGTAGAGACTACAAAAACGACGCTATGCATTATGCTGTGGGTCAGGAAGTATATGGTGGCCATACAATATGTGACATAATAGAAGAGTCGGATAAATTTTCTATTTTCATTAAAAAAGGAAAAGAAGTGCTACCGTGGAAAGATTTTAATAAGAACATGGCAATAGCTGTAGAATACAATTTAGAATATTAATGCAAAGTTTATTTGATTTTATTATAAAACCAAAGAACGAAAGATACGATAATAAAAAATATATAGATGGTCAAGAGCTCTTAGTTAATACCGAGATCTCTGATCATCGATATGTTAGTCGTACGGGAATCGTGCTTGGTATACCTAAAAACCAAAAAACAGAAATACAAGTTGGAGATGAAGTTATAGTTCACCACAACGTATTTAGAAGATGGTATAATCAGCACGGTATTGAGAGTAATAGCCGAAGTTATTATAAAGATGATCTTTATTTTGTGAGATCAGAACAAATATTTTTATACAAAAGAAATAATGAATGGAATGCCCCTAAGGGCTTCTGTTTCGTTAAACCAATAAAATCTACTGATATATTAAATAACGACAAAGAGCAAGCTTTAAAAGGCATTATAAAGCATATTGATAAAGACATTAGCAGTTTAATAGACAAAGAAGATTTAGTTGGCTTTACGCCTAATAGCGAATACGAATTTATTGTAGACGGTGAAAGAATGTATAGAGTGTTTACTAATTCAATATCTATTAAATATGAACGTCAAGGAAACGAAAAAGAATATAATCCAAGCTGGACATGAAGCAGTCAAAGAACTTATTAAAGTCGCTAAAGAACCTATTGTTGAAACTGATGATGACATCTCAGCCGATAGACTCAAGAACGCTGCAGCCACTAAAAAGCTCGCAATATTCGATGCATTTGAGATATTAACCAGAATTGAAGAGGAGAAAGATATACTTGAAAATAAACCAAAAGAAGAAGTAGACAATACTTTTAAAGGTTTTGCAGAAAGAAGATCTAAATAATGTACAAGCAAAGTTTATACGAGGTCATAGAACCTATTAAAGCTACTACCATACAGAGATTAAACAGATCAAAGAAATGGGAATACGGATATAATGAGGAGCATGACGTTATTGTTATATCGAAGACGGGCCAGATAGGTGAGGTGTATAGCATACAGAATTTAAAAATAGCATTGCCTAAAGCAACAAACGTTGATAATCAGAATGACAGATGGGCTCCACACGAGTACCCTAAAGAGCTTAAAGCGATCAAGAGTATATTTGATTGGAAAGATTATCCGGATGAATTTAAACAAAGGTGGCATGCATACATTGATACAGAATTTACTAAAAGAGATGAAGGGCATTGGTTTAAGAGCAAAGGGGTTCCCACTTATATTACTGGCACTCACTATATGTACTTGCAGTGGACCAAGATTGATGTTGGGAGACCAGATTTTAGGGAAGCAAACAGATTATTCTTTATTCACTGGGAAGCTTGCAAAGCAGATAAAAGATGCTACGGAATGTGTTATCTTAAAAACAGACGTTCAGGATTTTCATTTATGGCATCCGGAGAGACCGTTAACTTGGCTACTATATCTTCCGATGCAAGATACGGTATATTATCAAAGTCAGGATCTGATGCGAAGAAAATGTTTACAGATAAAGTTGTACCAATATCAATTAACTACCCGTTCTTTTTTAGACCTATACAAGACGGTATGGACAGACCGAAAACAGAACTTGCATACAGAGTACCAGCTTCAAAATTTACTCGTAAAAGATTTGAGTCTAAGGACAAAACTCAAGAGATAGCTGGATTAGATACAACTATTGACTGGAAGAATACAGGGGATAACAGTTATGATGGTGAAAAGCTTGCGCTACTAGTGCATGACGAAGCAGGCAAATGGGAACGTCCAGAAAACATTCTTAACAACTGGCGAGTTACAAAAACTACGCTTAGATTAGGTTCAAGAATAATTGGTAAGTGTATGATGGGTTCAACATCAAACGCTTTAGACAAAGGGGGAGAGAATTTTAAAAAACTATATAATAATTCAGATGTTACGAAACGGAATAAAAATGGACAGACTCGCTCGGGATTATATTCTTTGTTCATACCTATGGAATGGAATTTCGAAGGATTCATCGATTCTTATGGAATACCTGTCTTTAACACACCGGAAGAGCCTATCAAAGACAACCAGGGAGATACTATCGACGTCGGGGTTATTGAACATTGGGAGAACGAAGTAGAAGGTTTAAAGGGGGACCAAGACGGTTTAAATGAATTTTATAGACAGTTCCCGCGTACAGAGGAGCACGCGTTCAGAGATGAAACTAAAAATAGTATATTCAACTTAGCAAAGATATATGAGCAGGTTGATTTTAATGAAGAAGCAAAGTATAGTGCTTTGGTAACGCGAGGAAGCTTTCAATGGCAAAACGGTGTTAAAGATACAAAAGTAGAATTTACACCAAATCTCAGTGGAAGATTTAATGTTAGCTGGGTTCCACCCGTTCATTTACAAAATAAAGTAATAACTAAGAATGGTGTTAAATATCCCGGTAATGAGCATAGCGGTGCATTCGGTTGTGACAGTTATGACATATCAGGAACAACTGATGGCAAAGGATCTAAAGGGGCGTTACACGGATTAACAAAGTTTAGTATGGAAGAAATTCCAGCTAATATGTTTTTTCTTGAATATATAGCTAGGCCACAAACAGCAGAAATGTTTTTTGAAGATATATTGATGGCATTGCATTTTTACGGTATGCCAATACTTGCTGAAAACAACAAACCTAGATTATTATATTATTTAAAAAGAAGAGGATACAGGGGATATTCTATGAATAGACCTGATAAAAAATGGAATAAGTTATCGGTTACCGAAAAAGAAATTGGAGGCATACCGAATTCAAGTGAAGATATTAGACAAGCACATGCTTCAGCGATAGAGAGTTACATAAATAAATATGTTGGTGAATTAGAGGGCGGCAATTACGGTGACCTATATTTTTCAGAAACATTAAATGACTGGGCTAAGTTTGATATAAATAAAAGAACAAAATTTGATGCAGCAATCAGTTCAGGATTAGCTATTATGGCATGTAATAAACATTTATATGTGCCTAATCAAACACGTAAAATAAAAAGTAACGTTAATTTTAGTTTATCTAAATATAACAATAATGGAAATTTTTCAAAAATAATACAATAGATGGCAAAAGTATCACCAAGAGGTATTTTTCCGAGTCAAGCAGTAAGCGACACAGAAAAAAGAAGTACAGAGTACGGACTTGAAATCGCTAAAGCTGTAGAGTCAGAATGGTTCAAAAAAGATTCCGGAGGATCTCGCTATTTCTCAAATAGAGATAATTATCATAATCTTAGATTATACGCAAGAGGGGAGCAAAGCATTAAGAAATACAAAGATGAATTATCCATTAATGGTGATTTGTCCTATTTAAATTTAGATTGGAAACCGGTACCTATTATTCCAAAGTTTGTGGATATAGTTGTAAACGGTATCGCTGAAAGAGCGTACGATTTAAAAGCCTATTCAGTAGATGGGATTGCTAGCGACGAAAGAACTAAGTATGTTAAAAATATGCTACGGGATATGGGTAACAAAGAGTTATTTCAAGATATAGGTTCCTCTTTAGGGGTTAATATGTTTAAAAATGATCCAAAAAAATTACCAGTAAATAGCCAAGAGCTTGAACTACACATGCAGCTCGACTACAAACAATCTATCGAAATTGCTGAAGAACAGGCTATAAATAATGTTTTTGATTTAAATAAATACGATTTATTAAAGAAAAGATTAGATTACGATATTGCTGTACTTGGGATAGGTTGTGTTAAAAATAGTTTTAATACAGCAGAAGGTATTAAATTAGATTATGTAGATCCATCCGATATTGTATATTCTTACACGGATTCACCATACTTTGACGATTTATATTATGTTGGAGAAGTCCGAAGAGTTACTTTAGTGGAGTTGAAAAAACAATTTCCTGATTTAACAACAGAAGACATAGAAGAGATTGAGGGTAAAGGCAATAGTTCTTTACTATATAATCAAGCTGGGGTGAATTCATCGGATAAAAACTTTGTGTATGTATTGTATTTTGAATATAAAACATTTGAAAACCAAGTATACAAAATAAAAGAAACAACATCCGGAGCTGATAAAGCTATCAAAAAAGACGATAAATTCAATCCACCTAAGGATTCAAGAGCTAGATTTCAGAAAGTAAATAGATCTATTGAATGCCTATACGAAGGTGCTAAAATTGTTGGGCACGATAAATTATTAAAATGGCAAAAAGCCGTTAATATGACAAGGCCTAAGTCTGATATAACTAAAGTACAGATGAGTTATAGCATTGTAGCTCCTAGAATATACAAAGGCAAAACAGAATCGTTAGTTAGCAGAATGACATCATTCGCTGATATGATTCAAATAACACATTTAAAATTACAACAAGTATTGTCGAGAATGGTTCCTGACGGGGTTTATTTAGACGCGGATGGTTTAGCGGAAGTTGATTTGGGTAATGGAACAAATTACAACCCGCAAGAAGCTTTAAACATGTACTTCCAAACAGGTTCCGTTATAGGTAGATCTATGACACAAGATGGTGATTTTAATAATGGCAAAATACCAATACAAGAATTGCGAACAGGATCAGGGGGAACTAAAATACAAAGCTTAATACAATCCTACAACTATTATTTACAAATGATGAGAGATGTTACAGGGTTGAATGAGGCAAGAGATGGTAGTACGCCTGATAGAAATGCTTTAGTTGGCTTACAAAAATTAGCAGCCGCTAATAGCAATACAGCAACAAGACATATATTACAAGCTGGCTTATATTTAACATTAAAGACCGCAGAGGCTATTGCGTTAAGAATTTCTGATGTTTTGGAATATTCAAATATTAAAAATTCATTTATTCAATCGCTGGGTAAATTTAATGTGGGCGCGTTGGAGGAAATGAAAGAATTGCATTTACATGATTTTGGTATATTTTTACAATTAGCTCCAGATGAAGAAGAAAAACAATTGCTAGAAAATAATATACAAATGGCCATATCTCAAAAGCAAATTGAATTAGAAGATGCTATCGATGTACGTGAAATTAAAAATTTAAAGTTAGCCAACCAATTACTAAAATTAAGAAGAAAGCAAAAATTTGAAAGAGACAGACAAATGCAAATGGAAAACATCCAAGCGCAATCTCAAGCTAACGCTCAGTCAGCTCAAGCAGGAGCCGCCGCAGAAATACAAAAACAGCAAGGTATTGCAGAAAGCAAAGTTCAAATCGCACAAGCACAATCTCAATTTGACATTGCAAAACTCGAAAGAGAAGCGCAAATTAAAAAAGAATTAATGGAGTTTGAGTTTCAACTTAACATGAGACTTAAGGAGCAGGACAATCAGGTGATTAACAATAAAGAGAAGTATAAAGAAGATCGTAAAGACAAAAGAACAAAAATACAAGCTTCACAGCAAAGTGAACTTATAGACCAGAGAAAATCTGGTAAACCACCAAAAAACTTTGAATCTGCAGGATTTGATAGTTTAGGTGGATTTGGATTAGAGCAATTTGATCCTAGATAAATTTTTAACAATTATATTTTATTATGTCAGAAAACATTAAAGTTGAGGCTTTAGACGTTGAAGAAAAGTCTATTGCCGAAAAAGAAGCAGAGGTGCAAAAAATACCAACTAATGAACAGGGTGATTACACTGTAGATTTAGGCAAAGTTAACAATCAAAAAGAAGAACAAGATGCCGTTCAAGAACAAAGCTCAGAAGATGGCGTGTTACGCGGAAGCAGCGAAGATGAAAAAAATGGGGAAGAAGCCGAAGTGGAACTGCAAGAAGTACAACAAGAAAAAGTAGAAGAACCTGTAATTGAAGAAATTACAGAAGAAGAAAAAACTCCGGTTGAAAATAATACAGGGGGAGAACCTTTAGTAGAAGATAAACAGCCAGAGCAAATTAAGGAACCAGAAATAAATTTACCAGAAGGAATACAAGATCTAGTTAAGTTTATGGAAGAAACTGGTGGTAGTATTGAAGATTATAGTAGACTAAACGCTGATTACTCAAATGTAGATGAAAATACTTTACTAAGAGAATACTACAAACAAACAAAACCTCATTTAAGTTATGATGAAATATCGTTTTTATTAGACGATAAATTTTCATTTGACGAAGAAATTGATGAGGAGAGAGACATTAAAAGAAAAAAACTTGCTCTCAAAGAGGAAGTCGCAAATGCCAATAAGTTTTTAAATGAAACTAAGGAGAAATATTACAAAGAGGTCAAGTTGGGCTCTAAGTTAGCTCCTGAACAGCAAAAAGCTATTGATTTTTTCGACAGATACAATAAAGAGCAACAATCGGCTGAAGAATTATTAAAGCAGCAAACACAACATTTTCAACAACAAACTAGTAAAGTTTTCAATCAAGAATTTAAAGGTTTTAATTTTGACGTAGGAGACAAGAAATACAGGTTTAATGTTAAAGATGTAAACAAAGTAAAGGAAACTCAAAGTGATTTATTGAATGTTTTCAATAAATATGTCGGTGACAATAAAATGTTACAAGACGCTGGAGGTTACCATAAAGCTTTATTTGCCGCTTCAAATCCCGACAAAATAGCCAACCATTTTTATGAACAAGGTAAAGCTGATGCAATTAAACAATTAAGTGCAGAAGCTAAAAACATCAACATGGATCCTAGGAAAACATCTAGCGGATATGTTGAAGCCGGAGGCATTAAAGTAAAAGCTATTTCTGGGGACGATAATTCTAAGCTAAAATTTAAACTTAAGAATTATTAATTAACAAAAAAAAATTAAAATGGCGAATAACAATGCATTTGCTGGCCCATTAGCTGGCAGTATTTTAACTCCAGCAGCGTCAAAAATGACGACTGCAGGATCTTACTTAGACATTCAAAACGACGGATGGGCTAAACAATATCTACCTGAGCTTTACGAAAGTGAAGTACAGAGATACGGAAACAGAACTATTTCTGGATTCCTTTCACAAATTAGTGCAGAAATGCCAATGTCTTCTGATCAAGTTATCTGGTCTGAGCAAGGTAGACTACACTTATCTTACAACGGTACTATTAACTGTACAGATGGTGTTGTAACTTCAATAACTGGAATCGATAGTGGAGCTACTGAAGCTCATGCTGTAAGAAAAGGAGCTACTGTAGTTGCTGAAATTACAGGATCTGCTGGTGCAGTAGTTGTAAAAGCTTTCTGTAAAGAAGGTGTTGAAACTGCTACTAACACATTAAAATTAAAACCTTATGGAGGCGAAAATTTTGATGACTTAGACACTTTAGTTGCTGGGGACACTGCTGTAGCTATTAAGTTTTTCGTATACGGTTCTGAATTTAAAAAAGGATCTGCTAGTATGACTGACTCAATAGAGCCAGGTTTCAAAACTTTCACTAACAAGCCAATGATTATCAAAGATCACTTTGAAATCAACGGATCTGACACTGCTCAAATCGGGTGGGTACAAGTAAGTGGTGAAGGCGGAGAGTCTGGATACTTATGGTACTTAAAATCTTCTGCTGATACAAAAGCGAGATTTGATGACTACTTAGAAATGATTGCAATTGAATCTGAAAAATCTGCAGCTTCTGCTGATTCAGAAATTCCAGATGGTTCTCAAGGATTACTTTCAGCTATTGGCGAAAGAGGAATCGTTGCTACTAACCAATTTGATTCAGGAGCAGTATTATCTGAATTTGATGATGTATTAAAGGAATTAGACAAACAAGGAGCTATTGAAGAGAACATGCTTTTCTTAGATAGAGACGCTAACTTAGTTATCGACGACTTACTTGCTGGTTTAAATCCAAATATTTCTGGAGGTCTTGGATTTGGAGTATTTAACAACTCTGAAGATATGGCATTAAATTTAGGATTTTCTGGTTTCAGAAGAGGTTCTTATGACTTCTACAAAACTGACTGGAAATACTTAAACGACAAGTCAACAAGAGGTTCAGTTGGTGGATTAAAAGGACTTTTAATTCCTGCTGGAACATCTTCAGTATATGATCAAAACTTAGGAAGTAATGTAAGAAGACCATTCTTACACGTACGTTACAGAGCTTCTCAAGCTGATGATAGAAAATTAAAATCTTGGGTAACTGGTTCAGTCGGCGGAGCGCAGACAATCGGTGATGACAAGATGGAAATTCACTATCTATCAGAGAGATGTTTAGTAGTACAAGGTGCGAATAACTTTATGAGATTTGACTCGTAAATTTTAATGTAATTTTTACCCTCGTTGTAATAGCGGGGGTAATCATTACTCTTATTAATTATATTATATTATATCATGGCAAAAATTAAAGAAAAAGCAACTAAAGTTGCACCCAAATGGGAAATAAAAGATAAATTATACCAATTATCAATAAACGAATCACCAATTGCTCTTATGGTAAAAACAAGAGGCATATTGTGGTTTGATGAAGAAAAGGGATATGAAAGAGAAATTAAATACTGTGAAAATCAAAAAACAGTATTTGTTGACGAAATGAAAGGCCCAGAAAGATTATCAAGAATTGTTTTTAGAGATGGAAGATTATTTGTTCCAAAAGAAAAACAAACATTACAAAAATTTTTAGCATTGCACCCGGATCTAAATAGAAAATTTTATGAATACAATCCGGTTAAAGAAGCTGAAGATGATTTAGACGCTATTGAATACGAAATAGAAGCATTAACTACCGCACAAGGTATAGAAGTAGATCAAGCTGAAGCAATATTACGAACAGAGCTTGGCGATAAGGTATCTAAGATGACTTCTAAGGAGCTTAAAAGGGATTTATTATTATTTGCAAGAAGCAACCCAGAATTGTTCTTAGAATTAGCGAATGATGAAAACATTAATATTAGAAACATTGGTATAAAAGCCGTTGAAAATGGTATTATTTCATTATCAAGCGATCAAAGAACTTTTAAATGGACATCTAATGATAGAAAACTTATAACAGTTCCATTTGACGAAAATCCGTATTCAGCATTAGCAGCATACTTTAAAACCGATGAAGGTATTGAAGTTTATCAAACAGTTGAAAAAAAGTTAAAATAAAGTAAATAGTGGTTGGGCCGCTATATGCGGCTTAATCATTATAAATAAAAATTATGGCAATAAATATAAACTCAGTTTACAAAGCGGTGTTAGTTGTTTTACAACAAGAAAAAAGAGGCGTGCTTACACCAGTCGAATTTGACAAACTCGCTGCTCAAGCACAACAAGAAATTTACACTCAGTATTTTGATGATTTAAATCAATTATTGAGAATGCCTCAAACTTCATTAGCTTATGCAGACAGGATGTCTTTGCTCGATGAAAAAATTCAGATATTCAAAAAAAATGAATTAAAAACTACAACGATAGTTAATGGTTTAACAACCGTAAGTAGTTCTCAACTCACTGGTGTTAATGAGCTTGGATCTGTTATTTTTACAGTTGGTGGCGTTGGGAGAGAAGCACAAAGAATACAACAACAAGATATTTATACTGTTAACGCATCTCCCTTAACAGCACCTACGGCACACTATCCAGTTTATACTTATGAGAATGGAACTATAACATTTTATCCAGCGGGATTAACAGGAACGCCTCAAGTTAATTTCTTAGCTTTTCCAGCTGATCCAAAATGGGGATTTGATATAGAGCCAAATTTAGGTAACTATATTTATGACTCTTCAAAATCAATAGACTTTGAAATACATAAATCTGATCAACCTTTACTAATAAATAAAATATTAGGTTATGCTGGTGTTATGACTAAAGATCAGTTAGCACTATCTATAGCAGCACAAAAAGAGCAACAAATAATAGTAGACAATAAAAAATAATAAATAATGGCAAATTTAAGTAACGCTTTCATAACAGTAAATGACATCGTAAATAACTTTATAATATCATACACTGGTCCAGGCAAAATAATACCTGATACAAAAAGAACAGAAATAGTGTTTCACGCTCGACGATGCTTACAAGAGTTTGCTTATGAAACTTTAAAAAGCCAAATGACCGATACAACTGATGTGCCTGGCAGCCCATACATATATAGCTTTCCAGCTGATTTAGTGGCTATAATAAAAGTTACAGTTGATGGTACTGAATTTACAGAGTCTTCATCGTCATCACCCGCGCAAGGAACATATTATCCAGATTATACAGCTAAAACGGTAAAGTTTAACGCAGGAGATTCAACCGACACTTTAGCGTTTGATTATTTATCGAATGCACTTACCACAGATGAAACAGCAGCAATTCCTAAATTAGCGGAAGAAGCAATGTATGCTTGTATGGTTTATGCAATATTAGGCAATAGAGAAAATACGAATATTAATACATTACAAAGATTATTAATAGAAAAAATTGATAAATTAGAAAAAGCTAAGTCAAGATTAGTATTTACTAATTTTTCTTAAAACAAAAAAATATGGCAATATCAGTTGATAAAGTATACAAAACAGTATTATCAATATTAAATAAAGAATCGAGAGGTTTTTTAACACCTGAACAGTTTAATAAAATAGGTGCTCAGGTTCAACTTGATATACTAGACCAGCATTTTTATGATTACAATAGATCTGTAGTAAAACACAACTCGGGAAGAGGCGTTGAACAATACGGTAACATACCTCAAAAAATAGAAGAAAAAATAGATCCATTTTATAAAGTTCAAAATTCAACTTTATCGTCTAGTGAACTGACTATCCCATCTGATTTATATAAAGTAATAGACATTACAACAATAGATAAATTAAAACAAATAGAAAAAGTAAATAAGAAAAACTTATCTTACTTATTATCTTCTTCATACGCAGCACCTTCATCTTCATTTCCAGTATATTATCAAACAAATGAAAAGTTTGTTATTAAACCAGTCTTAACTGGTGATTTAAGTATAGAATACATAAAAACACCATTAGATCCTGTTTGGGGATATATTTCGGACAATAACACTGGTGCTTTAACTTTTTCAGAAGCAAACACGGGAAGTGGTGTTACACCAACTACCGGAAAACAAGATTTTACTTTACATAGCTCAGATAGAGTGCAATTAATATTAGGTATATTAAAATATGCAGGTTTAGTCATTTCTGATCCTGCTGTTGTGCAGGCTGTTAATGCTGAAGAAAATAAAACAATACAATTAGAAAATTCATAATAAATGGGGTTAATAAACGTAACACAACAGGCTTATTATAATCGATCGCAAAGTTTTACTGGAAACGGTAGCACTACAGCTTTCACATTATCAAACGCGTATTTTTCAACTTTACCTGATGCAAAATCAAAAATACAAATATTTGTAAACGGTAAAGAAATAAATACAGCTAACTATAATTATTCCTCACCAATTTTAACATTTACAGGAAACTCAAAAAACAGTGATGTACTAGAAAATAGTGGTGCCCCTGTAAGCGGATTGATAATTGAAGTAAAAGAGTTTGGCAAAGCCGAAAAATTTGGCGGTTACAGATACATTTCTTTGAATGATTTAGTTAACAATTATTTGGTTGCTTATGTTGGTGGAGGTAAATTAATACCTAGTGTTAAAAGAACCGATGTAATATTCCACGCAAAAAGAGGCGTTCAGGAATTTAGTTATGACGTTTCAAGAACTGAAAAAATACAGGAAATAGAGATTGGACCTAGTTTATCCATGCCGATGCCCCAAGACTACGTTCACTACGTTAGAATGTCTTTTGTAGATGGCGCTGGTATTGAACATATAATATACCCTGGAAGATATACTTCAAAACCTTCTGAATCAATTCTTCAAGATGATGATTATAAATACATTTATGACGCTGATGGATCATTATTAACAGGTTCATCTGTGACTGACGAAAGATTTACGGATTTTGATAATAGAAAAATATCGGGTAACTTTGCTGACGAAGACGTAACTTATGATGCCCACTCTGGGTTACAAAAAATAACTTCTTATGGTGGAAGACAAGGGCTAAATCCAGAAACTACGCAACAAAACGGTATATTCTTAATAGATGAAGCAAATGGTAAAATTAGTTTTTCAAGTGAACTAGCAGGTCAAGTTGTAACATTAAAATATGTTTCAGACGGGTTAGGAACAGATGATGAAATGCAAGTACACAAATTTGCAGAAGACGCTATGTATAAATACATAACATATGCTGTAGCCAGTTCTAGAGTTGATTTTCCGGAATATATTATAAATAGATTTAGAAAAGAAAGAAGAGCAGCAACAAGAAATGCTAAATTAAGATTATCGAGTCTTAAAATTGCCGAATTAGAACAAGTAATGAGAGGTAAATCAAAATTTATTAAACACTAATACATGCCAGAAACTAAGCAAGCCTTTTTAAAAGGCAGAATGAATAAAGATTTAGACGCGCGAATATTGCCATCTGGTGAATACAGACACGCGCAGAATATACATATAAGCAAATCTGCAGGCTCTGACGTTGGTGTTGTTCAAAATGTAAAAGGCAATCTAAAGGTTGGTAATTCAAGTATACCTTCTGGTTTTGAAGGCACTGTTATAGGTTATTATGTAGAACAAGAAACCAAAAGAAATTCTATTGAACCGCATACTGACGTTTCAAATAGAATATTTTATTTTGTAAAAGGATTAAATAATAATGCTAAAGATGCTATTTATTATTACGATACTTCTGTTAATCCTATAGAAATAAATTTAGGAGCAAGCGTAAGCGGAGGAGAAGACCGTAATTTTACTTCTAGCTCGCCTATAGCTATAGTGCAAGGCAGCTTTTTAAATTTTAATGTAAATAATTTAATAACAGGTGTAAATATGATTGATGACCTATTGTTTTGGACAGATAATAGAAATCAGCCTAGAAAAATAAATGTTACAACAGCTATTGGTAATACAAGTTATTATGATAATGAAGATAAAATATCAGTAGCTAAATATTATCCATTTTCGCCGCCTTTTGTATTTAATAGCGATGATACATTAACGGGAATGCAAGTTGCTAAAACAGAGCAGGATGGCATTTCCTTGAATGGCCCATCTAAAAACATAACTTTAACAGCTGAAAATAATGATATTTATGCTGGACAAGTTGTAACATGGTCTGGTTCCCCCAATGGAGTTACGGTATCTGCTATTAGCGGAACAGCTTTAGAAATAGATACAACAGTAAATATATCAGCAAATACTACACTTACTTTCGAATCAAACAAGGATCATTTAAAAGAAGAGTTTGTTAGATTTGCATATAGATTTAAATTTGTAGATGGAGAGTATTCATTAATATCCCCTTTTACGCAGCATTGTTTTATGCCTAAATTATATAATGATAGTTATGCGGACTATGAGAATGGGGGGTTGACAGTAGATCAGCTAAAAGAAGCTTTAAAATCTACCGAATTAGAGCCTATGGTTAATGATGCCATTCAGATCCAATTAAAAATTAATATGCCTTCGGCTACTCCAAAAAATAATTTTGAAATTGATAAAATTGAAATATTATATAAAGATTCTGATTCTACCACTATAAAAGCTGTGGATACAATTGATATAATAGATTATAATTTAAATAATGCCAATAATATTATAGATTCTAATGGCGTATTTTCATATGTATATAAATCCACATTGCCATATAAGGTTTTAACAGAACAACAATTAACGAGAGTTTATGATAATGTTCCTTTAAAAGCAAAAGCACAAGAATTAACAGGCAATAGACTTGTATATGGAAATTTTGAGCAAAATTACAATTTGCCGGCTATAGATTTTTCTGCGAGTATAGGGCCAAAAGGAAATACATTAAGTACAAACCCAGTACAAAAATACCATATTCAATATCCTTATAATACTATAAAGCAAAGAAGAACATATCAAATAGGTTTAGTTTTATCAGATAAATTTGGTAGACAATCAAGTGTTATTTTGCCAACAGACCCTGATAAAGCTTCTATAACGGTAGACGCTAAAAATAATAATTTCCAATCACAAAACTGGCCAGGAGATGCACTAAGAATAAGTTTTAATTCACAAATACCTAATTCATACAGTTTAAGTAATATATTTGGATGGTATTCTTGGAAAGTGGTAGTAAAACAAACAGAGCAAGATTATTATACTGTTTACGCTCCCGGCTTAAAAGGTGGTTTTCCAGCTGCTGGAGATAAGATACTTGATGGCATAGGGAATTTAACATATTCAGCAGATGATTCAAGAACTTGGGTAGTTTTGCACGGGGACAATATAAATAAAATACCTAGAGACATAACAAATAGTACCGAAGAGGGGGTTAGTGGTTCAATAGCTGGAATTTATCCAAAGCTAGTTAGTGTTAGTGGCAGTAATCCAACATATACAATGAAAGATGATAATATTTATGATGTTATTAGCATTGGGACCGCAAAAGATCAAGGAATTGTTTTAGAAGGGCGTGAATATGTCAGTGGTGCTATTACTTCAAATAATAAACCCGGCGAGGTAAGGGGTGATATTTATGATTCATCAAAAAATCCATTAGTAGCTGAAATAAAAAATTCTTATAGTACTAGTAAAAATAGCATAAGTATTTGGGAAACAAAACCGGTAGAGTCTGCTTTAAACATATATTATGAAACATCCACAAGCGGTTTGGTTCCAGAATTAAATGCTGAAATAATCTCTGGTAATGATGGCCCTGCCGATATTAAAATTGCTGGGTTATATACCGGCACTTTTAATGAAGATGTAAATGCAAATGCGGATATAGGAGAATTACAAGCCTATAACTCTGCACCCTCTTTAATGAGCGGTATAACCTTTACATTACTTTCCGTGTATGATAGCGATGGAGTTAATAGAACAACATGGTTCGATATAAATACAGCTAATAATAATTTAAGAGTTGCACAAGAAAAATTTTATTATAATTTAGGCGCTACTGAATATTATGTAGAATTACAAGCCGAAGACGGCGCTAGTAACATTTATTCCAATACAAATAATAAGTTAACTATAACTTTAAATAATGTTGCTCCATTCTTTACTAATTTGAATGCAACCACAACATTAACTCACTATAAAATATATGACTTTTTTAATGTTAATGCTGAAAATGGAAGTCACGATGATACAACACCCCAAAATACTTCAGATTTAGATTTTTCTATTACATCTGTTACAAAAGGAGGCACCACGCAGTCTTCACATCCATTTAGTATAAATAGCAGCACAGGTGTGTTATCAAATTCATCGGCATTTCCAATTAGTGATATTGGCGATACATATAGAATAAATATACAAGTTTCCGACAACGTAAATTCTGCAAATCCCTTAACTGCGACTGGCCATGTTGATGTTGAAATTAGCCCCCAAGGTACTTCAAGTTATTTACACACTCCTAATTTTCCGTCTATATGTACAACAACTACCTCACAACAATTTTTTATCGTAAGAGACTCAAATGTTAATGCATCACAATCTTCTGGAATTGAAGCAAATGATGTAATATACGAAAGCTATAGCAATGGAACATTAGGTAATACATATGGTGGCTATATAATAATTGGTATTAATAATAGTACTAGCATTAGAACAGTAGCTCGTGTAGTAGGCGGGGCAGCTGGTGAAGTGCAAGATATACAACCCGTCAGCTGCAGTGGTCCTTAGGGAAATGTAAAAACATGTAATTAAATATTATGGGCGTTACTAAAGAAATAGCATATTTTAATGCGATCGTTTTAAAAAGCTCTATATCGACAAATAGGAATTGGCATATAGAAGAATCAAGAATAAAAGGTGGTTTTAATAATACTATAATGGATTTAGGTGTTAGAGCATACCTAGTAGATGAAAATTATGCAAATGAAAGAAGAAAAAATGCAATGATATTTTCAGGCTTATATAACTCTAAAACAGGTGTAAATAATTTAAATCAATTTCCAATAGGCGCTGAAATTACCAAGGCTGTTGATAATGCAAATGGTAGTATACAAAAATTGCATGCAGAGGACACCAATCTTATAATACTCCAGGAAGATAAAATTAACAGAGCACCCGTTGATAAAGATTTTATTTTTACTGCTGAAGGCAGGCCAATATCGGCTACATCTAAATTATTTATTGGTGCAATTATACCTTATGCTGGCAAATATGGAATAAGTAAAAACCCAGAAAGCTTTGCGGTTAGAGGAAATAGAAAATATTTTGCAGACAAAAAAAGAGGATGTCAATATTAAGATTATCAGGTGGAGAGATGGTATAACAGAAATATCATTTAATGGTATGCGCGATTGGTTTAAAGATAATTTAAAAGATGCAACAAAAATAGTTGGTACATATGATGATGTAAAAGATCATTATATAGTAAGTATCAATAGTAGCTCAAATTATACTTTAGCATTTGATGAAGGGGCAAAAGGGTGGTCAAGTTTTTATACGTATTACCCTGAAGCTGGGTTTAGTTTAAACAATATGTTTTACACATTTAAAGAAACAACTTTATGGGAACATTATCAAACTAGCAATTATAATAAATTTTATTCACCTGTTGCTAATAATTCAAATATAGAATTAGTGTTAAATGAGCAACCGTCTGTTTCTAAAACATTCAAAACTTTATCATACGAAGGCAGCGCGGGTTGGTCGGCATCAAATATAAAAACAAATTTAGATGATTTAGACTTTACTGATTCAGCAAAAAATATTGCAAAGTATTATTCATCATATGATTTTAATTTAATAGGCGGTAATATATTCAATAAAAAAGACAATAAATATCAAAACTTTTTAAGAAATAGTTCTGTTGTTAAAGAAAACGAAATAATATTTGGAGAACAAATAAGTGGTGTCAAAGGGTTTTATATGAATGTAACTTTAAACACAGATACAGCTGAAACAAATAAAAAAGAATTATTTGCTGTATCATCTGAGGTTTCATAATAAACATTTGATTGGAACTCGTAAAAAACTAATGAAATAATAAAAAATATATAATATGGATCCATTAACTTTAGGCATCGGTCTTGCTAGTAGTTTATTTTCTGGTTTTGGCGCTAGAAAAAAAGCCAGAAGAGCAAGAGAGGAGCAAGAAAAGTATGAAAAAAGATTAAGAGGTTTAGAAGCCACTAGACAAGAGATAATAAATCCTTACGAAAATATCAAGGATTTAAGTAGCATGGTAACAAACCCTTTTTCTAATTTACAAGTTGCAACTAAAGCTGCTGAAATACAGGCAGAACAAGCGGACTTATCTTTGGCAAACACATTAGATACATTAAGAGCAACAGGGGCAAGTGCAGGTGGCGCTACAGCATTAGCACAAGCAGCTTTACGAAGTAAACAAGGTGTGTCTGCAACAATAGAAAAGCAAGAGGCCCAAAACATGAGGTTACGAGCCCAAGGTGAACAAAGAATGCAACAGTTAAGAATGAGTGAAGCAGGAAGAGTCCAAGGCGCGGAAGCACAAGGCGCTGCTTTTGAGTTTGGGGCAAGGGAAAGAAGACAATCAGAGCAGCTTGATAGAGTTTCAGCACAAGCTGCTGGGGCCAGACAAAGAAGCGCGGCTTACAGTTCACAAGCAAATTCTGCTTTTGGTAGTGCTTTAGGAACATTTGGTGGTTTAGCAATTGGCACAAAAGGATTTGGATTATTTGGTGGAGGAAATGATGTAGGGGGTATGCTTGATACAATAGATAATTAAAAAAATAGAATATGAGTTATAGGAATCCAACATATTACGGCATTGTAGAAGATGTGGGTGCTTTTGACAAGGCATTCCAAAAAGCTTTTAGCAATGTAAAATCGCAAATAGACGCAGATAAAGCAGAGAAAGAAAAAAGAGAAGAGATTGTAGAAGGAATGAAAGCAAGTGATATTACAAGTATTACTAATATTGCTAAAAATTTGCCTATAGAGCTACAGCAAACTGCCATAAATTATTATTCAGGCATAGTTGATAGAGGTATTAATTATGAAGATATGGACGCTGTTGAAAGAGCAAAAATTGATCAAACAATACAATTGCACGCTTCTGGTTTGGGAAATATGAATGAAATCATTCAAAATTACGAAGATTATGAAAATGTTCCTGAAGAAATGAAAACAACAATAGCAATGCTTGCAGGCGGAAAAATTAAACCTTCTTTCGATTCTGATGATATAAAAATTGGAAAATACGGGCTAAGCGATATTGCTATTGCTTTTAATAATGCAAATAAAATTTCTGGGACAAGCGACTATAGCTCTGGTCTAGTTAATAATATTTCTAATAACTTATTAAAAAAGTTACAAATTCAACAAGACATTAATAAGCGTAATTTAACAGACGAAGATATAAAAACTGTTGCCAAAGGATATATTACAGAAAACAAATCAATATTAGATAATGAGCAGAATGATTATATTTGGAAAAATCTAATATCTGATGAAATAAAAGAGAAAGAGGGCATGTCAACTTTTGGTTATGATTTAAATAAAGTTGCAAAAAAAGATCGTAAAATATTTGAAAATAAAAGAGACAAGGCTATTGCTGATTATATAGTTGAGCAAACAAAAATAAGTATAAAAAATAGCATTCCTGCATATAAACCTATTGTAACTCCAACATCTCAGCTTACAGCAAATCAAACATTTAAAAACAATTTAATAGCAGGTAATTTTGAAACATATAAAGGCAATATAGCTAGTTTAGACAATCTTTTAGCCACGGATCCTAAAAACTTTATAGCTGTTAGGCAAGCGGCAACTAAAGCTGGGCTTAATACAAAAGTAGCCGGAATAGGAAACGCTGAAAACCCTCAAAATTTTGAATACACTTTTACGCCTATTGTAAAAGACGTAGCAAACTCAATCACAGATGTTAGTATAACAACTGGAGAAAATGCTAAGCCAGGAGATAACATACGGGCCTTAGGATTAGGTATTGGAGCTGGATATGCTGGTGATAACGCAATATCTGATATTCCTATGGGAAATAATCAAACATATGGCCAATTTGAAGATGAAGCAAATCAAGCGGTTCAAGCAGCCTTAGAGCAAACACAACAGCGGGAAAAAACCGCCGGTAATAAGCAAAAACAACAGGAGTCCTACAATGCGGATGACCTGAAAGATACAGCACGTGGTATCGGTCTAGGCAAAAAAGAGGGTGGAGTTTCTGGCCTTATTAAAAGTGGTCTTGGCTTTGAGGAGAGTGTTACGTATAGTTCTAAAGAAATGAAAAAAATACAAGAAGCACAAAAAAAATTAAAAGAAAAATACCCTCTGCTTAACCTACAATGGGATAATAAAAATAAACCAATAATATAATGGAGGAGGAATTAAAACAATACGCTTTACAGCTTAAGTTACAAAATCCTGCAATTACACAAGAAGAGTTAACAAATAAGATTATCGAGTTTAAAAATACTTTAAACGTAGATCCAAAGACTCAAGAACTTGTAAATGAAAAAGTTAATTTTGAAAATAACTTATCAGTATCTCAAACTCTAGAGAATAGGGACACGGCTAAAAGAAAAGCTATATTTAAAAGCATGGGGGCTGTGCCTGGGAATTCCGCTTTTGGAGTTCTACCAGATTGGGCTCAAGAAAAAATGTACAATGCAACCATCGGTGCTGGGGAAATTGCTGGTGGATTAGTAGATTTTTTTGACGGATTTTTATCTCCTGTAGTAGCCGCAACCGGCCCTAGTGGTGCACTAGATCTTATGACTACAATTTCTTTGGCTGACAACATTGATGAGGGGTTAGGTAATTGGGCTAGAAAGCATGGTGATAAAATAGATTTGCAGCCTATGTACGAAAGCTTAAATAAAGCAAAAGATTTAAGCGTAAAAAAATACAACGATCAAGGAAATGTATTAGATGTACAGGATTTAATTAAAGAGGGTAGAATTGGTGATGCTGCGGATTTAGCAGCTAGTCAAGCCGCTTTTTCTGCTCCATCTTTAGCTTTAGCAATCGCTAGTCCATTATATGGCGGAGCATTGCTTGGTGCATCTACATCTGGAAATGATTTAAGAGAAAATTTAAAAAATAGGCCAGGAGCAACCGCTTCTGAATTATATGGCTCTGCGTTAATAAAAGGTGGATCAGAGTGGGCAACAGAATACTTTGGCGGTAAATTTTTTAAGGGATTAGGGCAAGTTAAAAATTTAGGAAAAGGGCCTAAAAAGAAAGCTATTGAAGATTTTACAAGAGGATTTTTTGGCGCAACAGCAAAAGTAATTGCAGATGGAGCTAAAGGTTTTTTGCAAGAAGGTGCAACTGAAGCTGTAAACAGTTTTATTCAAGATAAAAGTGATGAGCTTTTATTTGATGAAAATCCAAACTATATTAAAAACATGGTTAATAGTTTTGTTATTGGCGGTTTTTTAGGAGGCCCTGTAAACTCAACTGGATCTGTAATAACACAATTTAAAACTTCACAGAATAAAGACATTTTATATGAATACGTTGCCCCAGCGTCTTGGAAAAATGATGATTTAAAAATCAATCAACAAATAGTAAATGCTAAAGATGATTTAGAGATAGCTACAACAAAAAGAGAAAAAGAAATTTTTGAAAACAAAATTAAAAACCTTGAAGCTCAATCTATTGAACATAAAAATAAATTAAAAAATAAATTTGACGGTTTAACTAAAACGGAGTTAATACAATACGGTGAAAATTTAGATTTTATAAGGAACTCACAAGGCGATTTAAGATCAGATAAATACTCAAAAATACATCAAGAAGAAGTCAAAAAAGAAATTGATAAAAAATATCAACAAAATGCTGATATAATGGAATTTAGTCAAATTGACGCAGCAATTGATAGAACACTTTCTGAAGCATTTATAGATAGCGAAATTGTTTTTGAAAAATTTAACAAACTTAAAGGCGTTAATAAAGAGGATTTAGATATAACTTATGTAAATGAAAGCAACTTGCCAGAGGGTATGGGTAAGGCTGAGGGTATGTTTTTGGATGAATCAGGAGATAAGGCTAAAATATTCATTAATGAAAAAGCGGTCGCCGAAGCAGAATCAACAAATGTATTAGGGCATGAGTTATTACATTATGTTATGTCTAGGTCTTTTAAAGTTAATGACGCATCAATGCAACCTCTAGTGGACTCTTTCAAAGATTATTTAAATAAAAGTGAAGAGGGAACGCAAATTTTAAAAGAAATAGAAAGTAGGATCACAAAAAATTATACTGATAAAAAAACAGGTAAACTAAAAGATGGTGCTAATGAGGAATATTTCACTATATTTTCAGATATAATATCTAAACAAAAAATTAATTTAGACGAAGGTAAAATTGATGGCATTAAAAGATCTTTTAAAAATACTTTTGATAATATAATTGGCAAATCAAAAATTGAATTAAACACAGGTAAGGATATAGTAGATTTTATTAGAAATTTTAATACTAACGTTAATAAGAAAAACAAATTATTAAAATACGAAATTACTACATCACAAGATGGAGTTGAAATAGTCGATAAAAAACAAACAATTAAAAAGAAATCAGTCAATACGGCATCTATGTCCGCTACTTTGGATAGTTATATTACTGAAGAAATTAAAACTCAAGATGACTTTAAGAAAAATAATAAAGCTGTATCGGGCGTTTACAAAGAAATTGAAGGAAACCAAATACTGGATGGGTATTTAAGTAACTTAATAACTGCTGATAAAAACCTAGGAGGATTACCTAAAGAAATACAATCAGAAGCTCTTAGAAAAATAAGAGAAAGAATTACTGACAGAGTTTTAAAAAATTACAAACCAACAATAGACGGAAATAAAAGAAGTCTATTTAGTTATATATATGGTGCTAGCAAAGGCAAAGGTACTGGCGGTATTGCATATAAATCATTATTAGATGTTAAAGAGCAATATGCAAAAGATATTAAAACTACATCGATAGAAAAGCAGGTTGGTGGAGAAACTACAACTATACAGGTTGTAGATACAGATAGTCAATCTATAGAAGATATGGTTGATCAAGGTTTGTTGCAGACAGAAGAATCAATACCAAAATCTCAGTTAAAAGAAAATACCTCTATAGTAACACCAGAATTAACACAAGAAATATTTGATGTTGTTTATGAAGCAGCAGTATCAGGTGAAGTTAGTATTGACGATAAAAAGTATAGAAATTTTTTAATAAAAACTTACGGCTCAAATCTTTATAAAAAAGTAAAAGCTGAAATGAAAGATTTTGATGCATTTTTAGATAGAGAATACTCCGGTATACTTAACCATATGCCTATTCAATTTTTTATACAAGCCGAAAAATTAGTTCCGGCTGACAAAAAAATATTTACAAAGTATAATAGAAGATTAACAAAACAAGCGGATATAAGAAAAGCCAGAGATGATGGAAGAGCGTTTGTTGAAAATGAAGCCCAAGGTGTTGATTTATATGATAGATTACGACCTACTAAAGATCAATTTAAAGAATTTTTTAAAGTTAGAGGAAGAAAAGATGCTTTAGCAAAAGGTTTAGCTGTGCAATTAGGATTTGATATGACGCCTACAGCTATTGAAATTGCTGGTTTAAATATAAATGAACAAGCTGTAGTGGTTCGAAAAATTGAAAGGGTTATTGGCCAGAAATTTTCAAAATCAGAAAAGAAAAAACAATTAAATGAATTGTTAAATTCAGATGGATTTTTTAAAATAGTATCTAATTTTTCAAAAAACGCTATAGATGTTAATGATGCTATACAAAACTTCATAACTAAAGCTGATATATTAAAAAAGAAATATCCTAGTTTTGATCCAATGGCTTTTATGAAAAACAAAACTGGCCAAGCCGCTGAATTATTTCTGTCTCAAGAGTTAGAAAAAATATTACCAGGTTTAAAAGTTTTAAATAAACAAGATTTACAACAGTTAAAAACTGGAGACACAGGTGTCGATGTTGAGTTAGAATATAAAGGGGTAAAATTTGGCATTGAAGTTAAAATGAAAACGTCAGATAGAACTGGTAGCTTCGTTATTCTTGACACCAGTATTTTACCGCAAGGAGCTGTCAACAAATTAAACGCTTATAGTTTAGAAATTAAAAATAATATTATTGAAGATTTGAAAAGAATGGGTTTCAAAGAAAATGAAATTCAAATTGAAGAAACTAGTATAAAATTTCCTAATGAAATAAATGGCCAACAAGTTATTAATGCTAAAATAAGTACTTTATTCGAAGTTGTTAGATCAAAATCAGAAATAATAAAAGACAATGGCCAATTAGTTAGGGAATTCTATGTTAAAAAAGGAAAAGAAAAAGGCGTAGATGTTGAGTATATGGTTTTTATAGACTCTGGTGAAATCATTAGTCTCAATGGAGATGCTGCTATGTTTGGTTCGCCAGACATGGCGGAATTAGGTTTCGATAGCAAGGCTACAGTCGTGTGGAAATCTACGTCGTCTAAAGACGGAATTAGAACATTAACAAGAACGATAGAGCTTGGACTTGTTGGAAAACAAAAAGGAAAAGGTGCTAATTATAAAACTTTAAAATCTAAACTAAGCAAAAGCGATAAAAAGAAAAGCTTAGATATTGAGTTTAATGATATTTTAGAAAATTCTACTAAAATTGAATCAAGAAAAAGATACGGACAATCAAAAGCCGCAATAGTTGGTGAAGACAAAGGTAAATACGATATGCTTGGCATTCCTCCATCGGCTCAAGATTTTGAAGGATTAACGAGATACTTTGTGGGCAAAGGCAAGGAGGGAAATAAACATCTTGCTTGGATAAAAGAAAATTTGCTTGATCCTTTCGCGCAAGGTAATGTGGCTATATCACAAGCTAGGGTTGTTTTAGCTGAAAAATATAATCAAATTAAAAAAATTGCTGAAATAGCGCCAAAAGAATTAAAGAAAAAAATACCTGGAGAGCCATATTCTGTAAGTGATGCTTTAAGAACATACGTATGGACAAAACAAGGCTTAAAAGTTCCAGGATTATCAATAGCAGATAATAAAACATTAAATAAATACATAGAATCAAACGAGAAATTAAAAAAGTTTGCTGATGAATTATCGGCTATTAATGTAGAGGGGTACCCCGCACCTGATAAAAATTGGCTTGTGGGAACAATATCAACAGATTTATTACAAGGATTAAATACGACAACGAGAAAAGAAGCGTTATCTAAATGGCAAACAAATGCTGATGAAATATTTAATGAAGCTAATTTAAATAAACTTGAGGCAGCGTATGGTAAGGGCTATAGAATGGCTTTAGAAAACATGCTCGAGCGTATGAAATCCGGTAGCAATAGAAAATTTGGCAATGACCGATTGACATCTAGATTTGTAGATTGGCTTAATGGTTCTGTGGGGGCTATAATGTTTTTTAATATGAGATCCGCAGTGTTACAGACTATATCTTCTGTTAATTTTATAAATTGGAATGACAATAATATGTTTAAAGCATCTGCGGCGTTTGCTAACCAGCCCCAATACTGGAAAGATGTAATGTATATAATGAATTCTAATTATTTAGTTGAAAGAAGAAATGGCTTGAAAATAAATGTTAATGAATCTGATATTGCTGAAATTGCCGCTGAATCTAACAATAAAGCAAAAGCTTTTATAAACAAAGTTTTAAAATTAGGATTTTTACCAACTCAAATAGCCGATAGTTTTGCGATCGCGTCAGGCGGAGCTACTTTTTATAGGAACAGAATTAATTCCTACGTAAAAGATGGTATGTCTGAAAAAGAAGCTAGCGAAAAAGCTTTTTTAGATTTTAGAGAAATAGCAGAAGAATCCCAGCAATCAAGTAGACCTGATAGAATTAGTCAACAGCAAGCTGGTCCATTAGGACGTATTATATTGGCTTTTGCAAACACACCAGCGCAATACGCTAGAATTATACAAAGGGCGGCTAGTGATCTTAAAAACGGCCGTGGGGATGCTAAAAGTAATATATCAAAAATATTATATTATGGCATGGTACAAAACGTTATATTTAATGCATTGCAACAGGCTTTATTCGCTTTATCATTTGGAGATGAGGCCGATGATGAAAAAGAAGAAAAAAAATATGGAAATATTGCTAATGGCATGGCTGACTCGTTATTAAGAGGAATTGGATTTCATGGCGCAGCAATTTCAACTTTAAAAAATGCAATATTAAAAATTATTGATGATAAACCCATGCAGGATTCCGCATTGGAATTAATAAATTTATCTCCTCCTGTATCCTCTAAAATAAGAAAAGTAAGATCTGCCGGAAGAACGTTTGATTGGAATAAAAAAGAAATAAAAGAAAAAGGATTTGCTTTAGATAATCCCGCTTATTTAGCTATTGGACAATTAATAAGTGCTACCACCAATTTACCTGTGGATAGAGGTATTAAAAAAATTACAAATATAAAAGACGCTTTAGACAGTGAAAATGCCGATTGGATGCGTGTTGCTAATATTTTAGGCTGGAGTAAATGGGAATTAGAATGGAAAAAACCTAAAAAGAAAAAGAAAAAGAAGAAAAGTTCAATGAAAACATTAAAATTTTAATTATGCCAAAAGATGCGTGTTACCACAAAGTAAAAAAACAATACAAAGTATTCCCATCCGCATATGCGAGTGGAGCTATAGCTAAATGTAGAAAAAACAAAGGCAAAAAGAAAAAGTAATGGCTGTTAGAAAAACTAAAAAAGGCGCTGCGTTAAAGCGCTGGTTTAAAGAGAAGTGGGTAGATGTTAGAACAGGTAAACCTTGTGGTAGAACAAAGGGTGATGGGAGAGGTGTGCCTTATTGTAGGCCCAGTAAAAGAGTGTCGAGTAAAACACCAAAAACATCTGGTGAAATGTCTTCATCTGAAAAAGCAAAAAAGATTAGAGAAAAGAAAAGCTTGGGCCAACCAAAAGGTAAGCCACGAAGAGTAAAAAACGTTAAAAGGAATAAAAAATAGGTGATTACATATATTATAGAAACTTAAAAAAATTATGGCTCAAAAAATTTCAGAAAACACAGAAGTACAATTAGATTTAAAAACGATTGGAATGTTGGTCGCAGGCGCAGTGAGTTTAGCAGCCATGTATTTTACTTTGCAAAAAGATATAGATCTTGCAAAAGAATTACCTAAACCAGAGGTGAGTAGAACAGAATATGATTTAAAAGATGAACTGGTTAGAACTACTATTATGGATATTGATGAGAAAGTTCAAGATAATAGTGAAAAACTAGATAAAATCGACGACAAACTGTTCACAATTATAAACAAATAAAATGAAAAAGATTCTAATAATATTAAGTTTACTCTTTACAATCGCAGGATATTCACAATACGAAGTACTGCACATTAATTCTTCTTGGAATTCAAGACATAACCTCGACCTTGACGGCCTTAAGTATGCTAAGGTAAAATATTTAATACTAGAAGAACAAACGCCTTCATTTAGACAACAAATAAAATCTGTTCCAACTATTTTAGTTTTACACAACGGTAAACCTAAAGGACAATGGAGTGGTGGTATAGCATTGAAATTAAAGATAACAAAAGAAGATATAGAAAACCATATCGAAAGATTAAAAGCTCAATAGATGAGTAAGATAAGCGAGCACATAACAAAGAAAGAAGCCATATTCAGCGCGACTGCATTAAGGAAAGGTATAGAGAATGAGCCTGGAGAATACGAATTACAGAATATGGAACTTATTGCTGAAAAAGTATTTGAACCATTAAGAAAAGCTGTGAATGGCCCAATAAAAATTAATTCATTCTTTCGTTCAGAAGAATTGAATAAGGCAATCGGCGGGAGCAGTAAATCACAACATTGCCAGGGAAGAGCGATGGATTTAGATGATACTTACGGTTACATGTCTAATAAAGATATGTACCATTACATAAAAGAAAATTTAGATTTCGATCAAATGATCTGGGAATTTGGAACCGAAGACAATCCTTCTTGGGTTCATGTAAGTTATATAGATGCTGATTCTAATAGAAAGCGTTGTTTAGAAGCTTACAAAGACGAGAACAATAAAACAAAATATAAAATAATATAATGAAATTATGGAAAACTGTCCTTTTTGTAACGGCCACTCTGGTTGTTGTTAGTTGCGGAATACAAAAAACACCACCACCACTATCAGGTCCCTGGTTAGATGTTCCTTCTACTGTTAAGATAGATACATTATCTTATACAAGATTAAATTGGAAGATGAGAAATAGCTTTACATTTAGATGGAACTACGCTAAGTTCGCATCTAATCAGCCGTTCTCATTTTATTCTTCTGCATCGTTTGCTAGATTTTGGAATCCGTTTAATTCTTTTGATATGTATTGGAATAGACATAATTTCTGGTACGATTGGGCTTTTGGTTACCCTTATTTTAATTATCAAATACCAAGATATTATATGTATGAACAGCCTCGTAATGTAGCTGTAATGAAAGGAAGGAGAAATAGTATTAGAAAAGTAAGAGAAGATAAAATTAATATAGTAGCTAATAGATTAAGAAACGAAGTAAAGCTAAATAACAATAGGCAAGAAAGAGCATGGAATAATAAAAACAAATTTGTTCCAAGGGAAAATCCTAATAATAATTTTAATTCTAAAATTACTCCAAGAGAAAATCCAAGGCCAGATATAAGGCCAAGTAGATCTTTAGTTAATTCAACTAAAATATCTATGAGAACTCAAGTTAAAAATAAATAAAAAAAAGGGGCCTTAAAAAAGCCCCTTAAATTTTATCCATCACACGCTAAGCAATTTTCATCCATTGCATTCTGTGCAATATCACCTCTAAGAACTGATTCAGTTCGCATATAATATAAGGTTTTAATACCTTTCTTCCACGCTTCATAATGAACCTTATTAATCCACTTAGGTTCTGCAACACTCGGGAATGCTAAATTTAAACTAACAGATTGATCTATATACTGTTGTCTTATTCCCGCTTGATTAACTAATTCTAGTTGATTAATTTCCTTAAACGTTTTAAATACTTCTTTCGCTGGTGTTTCCCACTTGCCAAGCTTAATATCATCAAGCTCTTTAACACCTTGTACGGAACCAGCATCTTTCATTATTTTGTTCCATACTTTATCAATATTAATTTTATATTTCTTTAATACTTTTAATAACGCAGGGTTCTTGCGAATGAAAGTACCCTTTGCACTTTGTTCTGTAAATACGTTTGCAGCCCAAGGTTCGATTCCAGGACTAACGTTGCCACTAAGCTTGCTGTTAGATACAGTAGGAGCAATAGCCCGCAAATGAGTATTCCTAAAACCTGAACCACGGCACCAAAGAGGCTCGCCAAATTCTTCCGCAAGAGCCATTGAAGCTCTCTCACTTTCAATTTTAATTTGTGAAAATATTTTTCTTGTTTCATATTGTGATAGTAATCCTTCAAACGGTAAACCTTGATCTTGCAAATAAGTATGCCAACCAAGTACGCCTAATCCTAACGCTCTACCTTTTTCAGCAGATCTAACAGAATTATGAAAGCCAACTTTACCTTTGGATTTTTGTATAAATTCTTCTAATACACCATCTAAAAACCAGATGCTGTCATAAATAAGATTAGTGTTTTTCCACTCCTCATATTTAGCTAAATTCAAACTAGACAAACAACAAACAAATGAATGTGATTCATCTGTATGTAATGTAATTTCACTACATATATTTGTCATGTGAACTTTTAAACCATGCTTTCTGTATTGCTCTGGATTATTTTTGTTTGTATTTCCCTTAAATAATATATAAGGTTCTCCAGTTGCTTTACGCTTTTGTAAAAGCTTTCCCCATTTTTTTCTTGCTTCAACATCTCCGCTTTCAACTCTTCGCATGAACTTGTCGCCGACCACAGCGCACTGGTGGAGGTTGAGCGACTGACGATTAACGTCTCCTTTAGGTTCTCTAATTTCAAGCCATTCCTCAAAGTCGGGATGCTCAATATTGATATTAACTGATGCTGCTCCTCTTCGGACAGATCCTTGATTAGTGGCAAGTATTGTTGAATCGTATATCTTGCAAAAAGGCACCACGCCGTCACTTGTTCCATTTCCATTAATTGTATCGCCAGCGGGTCTGATTTGATTTATACCAATGCCAACTCCACCGCCGTGCTTAGCGAGTAACATCATCTCTAAATTCTTGCTTCCAATATCATATATTGAATCAGCAACATCTATACCAAAGCATGATATAGGCAACCCTCGATCTGAACCAGTATTTGATAACACAGGAGAGGCTAAACACAGCCAACCATTCCATATGTATTCAAAAAATGTTGGAGCAAGTTCTGGGCGTCCTAAACGCTTCGCTACAGTTTCGCATACACGATTATATGCGTCTCGTGGGGTTTCTTCTTTAATTAAATATCCTCCACCAATTGTTTTCTTATAAACATCGGTTTCACCCCAAGCAGGATAATCAATTCCTTTTTTCCAATTATTGTTCCACATCTTTTTTCTCTAAATCTTTAAGTTCTTTAACAAGTTTATCCCACCTTTCTTGTCCAATATGTAATTGAAAAGAAGTAAGTGTGCCTTGAGCTAATGTTCTTATAACATTTAAATCTTTTAACGCTCTTGTTAAAGCCCCACCTAAAATGTTAACTTGTTCTTGTAATTGTTTAATATTCTTTTGTACTCCCATATTATATAATTAAATGTTTAATCCAGGCTATAAGCCCATTAATATTTAAAGCAACTAAATTCCATTGCTTACGAGATGCAGTCTGCACACAAACGCAAATAAAACCAACTATGTATAAAGCTGGCTCTATTGTCCATTGCGCTGCTACTAGAAAACCAGCTCCCATATAACCTATACGGGTAGCTAATCTCTCACTAGGTTTTAGTTTTCTTTTTCTTTCTATTAAAAACCTTAGCAGTCTGTATTTTACCATACGTCTTCAAAATCTTCGCCTTCATTTGCTTTACTATAGTCAGTCGGCCTAATAGCGAAAAAATCAGTGTGAGTGTGACCCCCAGTAAGATGGTCGAACCAAGCCATTTTATCAATTGACTTTTGGTCATATTCGAATTTAAACTTGCCTTCTTGTTTATAACCCAATTCTTGAAGTTTATCACCTGTTCGTTTTTTAATAAAGTGTTTAAGATCATATTCTGTTATTCCTTCAATATCACCCATTTCAAATAACTTACTTATATAAGTCATTTCAGCATTATGCATTGTTAAAGCTGCATCGTATATATGCTCCTTGCATTCTTCTTTTAATCCTGGTATTTGAGAACACATGTGTCTAAATAATTGACAACCCATTTTACTATGTAATGATTCATCTCTTACAGACCATTTCATTTGTTGCCCAATACCTTTAAGTAAGTTACGCATTTGAAAACTGTATAGCACAGCAAACGCAGAATACAAACTAACGCCTTCTGCAAAGGCCGAGAACGTAGCTAACGATTTACCTATGCCCACAGGATCATTACCTTCATAAGCAACTAAGTTATCGAACCTAGCAGCTGTTGCGGGCTCATGTAAGAACGCTTCATAATCTTCTAAGCCTAATGTTTCATTCAAGTAACTATAAGCTACTGCGTGAATTGTTTCTTGGCTTCCGAACATCATAGACATTTGTTGTATTTCGTGTTTAGGAAACCAACCAACGACTTTTTGTGTCCAGTAATCTGACACAGCGCATTCAGTTTGAGCAAAGCCTAGCAAAATATTTCCTACTAGGTTTTTCTCTTTATCATTTAACTTTTCGTTCCAGTCTTTTAAATCACCTGACATAGGAATTTCCGTATGTAACCAAAATGCTTGAGCCTGTTTAAGCCAGCCTTCTGTATAATATTCCGGGTATTCAAATGGTTTGTACGGGATTCTTTCTGTAAATAAAGGTGCTTTCATATTAATTTTTTATTTCTATTGCTATATCTACAAACGGTAGATAAAATACGTGTTGTGTGTGTGTTGGGCCTTCATAAGTTCTAGCCCCAAATAATACTCCTGGATATGTGCCTAAAGCCATACTCCAAGTTCCAGATGGTTCTTCATTTTCATCCATAACATTTTATATTATATTGTTCATGTATCATTATAAGATCTTTCCATTTTAAATAGCCTCTCTTGTTTACAGACCATTTAATATACGTGTCTATTTTACGTTCTTTATATTTCGTTCGAGCTAAATGCTTTCCGGAAATTTTATTAGTTCTATTACCTGATCGCATTCTTTTTGATTTTGTGGTTTATATAAAGTATATCCTGGGAATTGTTTAGTCATTAAATGTTTAAACAACTTCCATCGTATCGGAAAAGACTCATTCGGTCTACCTTTTGTTTCTATTATAAAGTTATCGCCAATAAAGTCTGGTGTATATTTAATCGGCAGTATTCTTTTACAACCCCTATTCTTAAATATTCCTTTGCTATTAGCTTGTCTTTCATATACTTTGTTTTCAAAATGAAAACCATTAATTAAAACAAAAGTTTCGCCTTCGTATTTAGTTCTTATATTAGCCGCTTTAAGAGCTTTATACATATATTTTTCCAAACCAGAAGCGAATTGGATCCCGTCATAAATAACTTTCTTAGCTACAACGGGACCTCTTTTTCTTTTATATACTCTTTTCTTTCTCATATGTTTCTTTAGCTTTTTGTAAATACAAAACAGCATCCATAAGTTCTTCTTGTAAATGATTAAGCCAATCAGCTACTTTAGAAGGATCGTCGTCAAGTGTAATGCCATATTTTTTATAGCCTACATCTGATCGTTGTTTGAATTTGTCTACGACTCTTTCAACAACAGGATCTCTGAATTTACACTTACAGCTCATCTTTGACAAATGTTCCGTTAATCATTTTACCAGTTCTAGCATTGATAACTTTGTAAGCATCAGCAATACATTCTTCAATGGTAACACCTTTTAAATGTGCAAGGTTAGTTAACACTACAACTATATCACCAATAGCATCAATAATCTCTGGTTGATCTTCTTTAAGCAATGCTTTAGCTAACTCACCAGCTTCTTCTTGAAGCTTAACATATTGAGTCATAGGATTACCCTTTTCATATAAGCCTCTGTCTTCAGCCCACTTTCTAATTTTCTTAAACATCATTAATTCTTTCTTTGGCATTGTTAAACCGCCAATTGTATTTAATGGTGCAAAGTGTTTTTTAACTGCTTCAAAATAGTTTGATAAGGATTTGTTGTACACATAGCTTCTTTCGCTATTAAACATAGATGTTTGTACATTTTTCATGATCCATGTAATAGAGTCTGCATTTATATTAAACTCACCATGATCTGTTTTCCAGCGCATTCCTAAACTATCGTTTAGTCTTCCCTTAAGTTTATTCACTGGACAAGGGAATGTTGTTGTTTGTTCGGTTACGTTTACTTTCATTTTAAATAAATTTTTATAAGGTTTAATATCTACTTTATAGCCATAAGACGTTTGAAGTTCTAGTTCTTTCTTTGATATATAATCTATATCGTCAGACTGATCTAAAACTTCGTATTCGGTAGGCTTATAACCCTGCGTTAGCGTAACTCTTTTATTAAGATCACGTGTAACGCCGATTTTTTTACCCGGAATATGATATAAATAATACATCATTTGCCAACATTTAATTTTGCTGGTATTGCAGGCAGCGGGTTATAATTAGATATTGTTATTAATTCTTTACTCGGTATATACAATTCGCCATCAACAATATCAATACCCTTCTGTAAATTTAATTCAGGTAAATCATTTGTTTCTCTTCTGTATGCATAACAATTTGCTGCATCAATATGGTTTTTATATATATGACAATCACCCAACTGAGCTATTAATTTACCAGGAGTATATTCTGTTTCTTTACATAACAACTCTAATAATAAACCGTACATAGCTATATCGTAAGGTAAGCCTAAGAATACATCAGCAGATCTTTGTATCCACATTAAATCCATTTTACCATCGTTGATATAAACTTGAAAAGCGTAATGACAAGGAGGTAAGGCCATATGTTTTAATTGACCAACATTCCAAGCATTAACCATTAATCTTCTCGAGCTAGGATTCTCTTTTATATTCTTAACTAAATTCAATAACTGATCTTCATACCTTGTGTAGTAGCCATCAGTTATTTTCCAGTTACGCCATTGTGCGCCATAAACAGGGCCTAATGTTCCGTCTGTTCTGCCTGATCTTTTATAATCAGCATCCCAATAAGTTACATTATTATCCTGTAAGTATTTCATATCTGTTTTGCCATGTAATATCCACAGTAATTCTGTTCTTGCAGAATTGAAATACATCTTCTTGTTTGTTAATAGAGGAAAGCCTAAGGCCATATCGTGAGTAAGTTGTCTACCAAATACAGATTTAGTTCCTACTCCTGTTCTATCATCTTTATCAACACCTGACCCTAATATGCCAGACACTAATCCCCTATATTCATTTTCTATATTTATCATAATAATATTTACACATTTTATAGTATTCTACCCAAAGGGTTTCTTTATCGTATACAAATGGAGCAAAGTTACATTTTTCTCCTTTAACATATGAACCTAAGTTTATACATATCTTCCATTGACCATCTTGCGGTGTAGCCCAAGGTGATATTCTTATGTTGTTTCGTGTACAATATAATTTCCACTCTTGTTCTTCCGGGCTTGGTAAGTACGGCGGAAGGTTATTTGGTTTTCTTCTTTTGTATAAGCTTTTCATAAATCCCAGGGCATAGGTTCATTTTCGTGTATAGCAAGTTGATGTGGTATAAAACAACCAGATCTAGGCTCCCAAGTAAAATGTGCTTCAGCACCATTCTCTCCAAGGTTTTGGAATTTTACTTTAAGAACTTTTGCTTTAACAGTTTTATTTTCATAATCCCTGTGAACTAATATACCGTGATAAGATGCATCATACCATTCGC